CCTGAATGCGTGGCTACGCCGGGACATCGACATCGAGTTCGGAGACGACTTCGATACCGGAGACCTGAAGCTGAAGGGCGTCTTCCGTCTCGCGGCCGGTCACGGCGACTGGCGCGGTTCGTTCGGCAGCTACGGAGCATAAGAACATGAAGAAGGCAGGAAGCAAGACGAACGTCGGGACGGCCAAGAGCCGGATTTCGAACGGCATCAAGAGCTGGGACGGCAAGAAGCAGGGGCCGTCGTCCAAGAACAAGGGCTTCGGCTCCAAGTAGAGGGGATTCGATGGCAGACGTTGGAATCGACGCAACCGACTTCGGTTACGTCTCGACTCTCCGCGATCAACCGAAGGATCTCGTCGACCAGACGGCAGTCCGGCAGGGTGGCTACTGCTACGGCCGGGGTTTTGCGACCTCGGCCATGACCCCAGGTAATATCGTCGTCGTCGACACCGCAGCGGCCAATTCCTTCAAGACGACCACCTCGGCGGCTGCGACCACGGCCGTCGGCTATGTAGTGGCGGGACTCGGCACGGTGATGGGCGGGCAACAGTGGGACTACAGCTCCACGATCGCCTCCGGACAGCAGATCCTCATTCTCCTGAAGGGAGTCGTCATCGGAGTCGCCTCCACCTCGATTGCCATCGGCGCACGGGTGGGCACTTCGACGACCGCAGGGGCGGTAGTCACGACCACGACCCAGGACACAGCAGTCGGTCGGGCAATCTCTACGGCAACTACTGCTGGAGATGCGATCTACATCCTGGTATAAGTAGTTTCCCTATATAGGCAGCTCGGCCGAACGCTACCGGCTAAGATGTCCCAATCAAACTACAGAGCCCTCTGGTACCCGATTTCTCGGTGGCGTTGGCATACCCACGAGAACTTCGACGATTCCCGTTCCTACACGCATCTAGTTAGGCGGCGGCTTGGCGCTCGGTGGGGACACGACCATCGGGGCCGGTTCTCGTTCACCATCTTCTACGACTCGGCGATGTGCCGGGAGGGGTGTGACGTGGTGGTTGGGCACAAGCCCTACATCGGCCAGTCCACACTCGCTATCGGGACGAAGCACTGGTGGACTCTTCTCGGGCACCGGCCATGAAGAGCATTTACATAACCGGCATCGGCGGCCTTGTCGGCTCTGCGGTAGCGGAGCGGGCGCTTGGGCTTGGGTATAGGGTCTCTGGCTCCGAGTCCGATGCTCGGGGGCGGTGGTTTGCCGGTGGTTCGGTGGGGTGGCGAGTCACCGAACTCGAAGCCAAAGGCGTGGAAGTCTTTCGTCGGGATTTTCGCGTGCGCCCGGAAGAAGCGGTCAAGGGCGCGGACGTGATCGTACACTGCGCGTCACAGCCCTCTCACGATCTCTCGAAAGAGCAGCCCGTGGAGGACTCCGCCCTCAACTTCATGGGAACGGTAGAACTGCTTGACGCCGCACGTCTCTACGCACCCGGTGCCGTGTTCGTGTTTCTTTCAACGAATAAGGTCTATGGAGATCGTGTAAACAAGTTTCGGTACCGTCAAGTGGGGGATCGCCTCGAGCTTGACGAAGCAGGAACAGGTCTAACGCCATGGTTCGGCGTGAGTGAGGAGATGAGCCTCGATTCTTCACTTCATACCCCTTTCGGTGCCTCTAAAGCGGCGGCCGACCTGATGGTTCAGGAATACCGCCGTTGCTACGGGTTAAAAACAGTCTCTTTCCGTTGCGGTTGCTTAACCGGCCCTACTGGCTCTGCCGTAGAGCTGCACGGATTCCTAGGCTATCTGGTCAAGTGCGCCATGAGCGGAATTCCTTACACAATATATGGGTACGGCGGCTTCCAGGTACGCGATAACTTGTGTGCGTCGGACTTAGCTCAGGCAATCCTGACGTATGGGGAAAACCCCAAGGGGGCCGTCTACAACATGGGCGGAGGCCGGGCGAACTCGGTGTCCGTTCTCGAAGCGATCAAGTATCTGAAGAAGCTAGGCCACTCGATGCCGACCCTTCACGGCCCCCAGCGCCTAGGGGACCACAAGTGGTGGATATCGGATCTCCGTAGGTTCCAGAGCGACTATCCCGGCTGGAAGCCGGAGACGGATGTCTACGAGACGATCGACTCGATAGCGCAGAGGTACCGGGAATGAACATCGCGCGGATTGTAGCTGAGGAGTTCATTAAGGCACTCGATAGGCCCGGCGATCAGGTCATCACCGCCGATTACGCCCGCGTGGAGGACATGCGAAGGGCTGCGGTTGCCGCATGCGAGCGGGTGGCTGCGGAAATGGCGGAAATGGCGGCGAAGGATTTTCTAGCCACCTCCCTGCTTCAGCAGTCGAGCTATGTCGTTGATGCGTTGGGTGAGATTAAGCGCGGCCGTGACGAGGTGCTTTCCAAGTGAAGGCTCGCGACGCGAACGATGTAGTGGAGGAGTTAAGGGCAGATACGCGCCTCTACCTCCCCGCCCTCACCAAGCGCCGGGGCTTCTCGACTTCGCGCGTCGAGCATCTCTTGAACGGACTCGTCCGGAAGATGCCGAAAGACGAGTGCTACTTCGAGGTAGGGACTCTCGAGGGCCGGACGCTCGAAGCTGCTGCGGTCGGAAATGAGACAAAAATGCTCTTCGCGTGCGACCCGTGCGAGAAGTACGGAAGAGAGCCGGAGCCGTTTCCCTCCAACGTCTACTTCATGAAGCGGACTTGGCGGGATGTCCTTCAGTTGGAGAAACTCCCACCGATCGGCCTCTGCTTCTACGACGGGCTACACGACGAGGGCGAGACGTTCTCGTTCATGATGGAGCTTCAGCGCTACGCCGCGGACGAGCTGATGCTCGTGCTCGACGACTGGGACCGGCTAACGGTCCGGCGAGGCGCATTCCGCGCCGCCGGATGGGATCTCTTCCGAGAGATGCCGAGTTACGGAGACGGTCTCACGTGCCCGCAGGATCACTTCGGGTGGTCATTCGGCGTAGCCCTCTTCAGGTACGGACGATGATCTACAGGCGGCGGGAAGGCGAACTGATCCGGTCGTGGCAGCTTGGGCTGCAGTGGTGGCGCGGGCCGCTTGTCTGGCTTGGGAGAAGCATTGCGTTCGGCCTCCACCTCTATCGCACCCCGAACGGCGGGGGCGAGCAAGGACTCGGGTTTTACCGATGGCGATAGTCTACCCCTGGGAAGATCCGAACGCAGCCGAGCACGTCCGGAAGCGCCAGCGTGTCTGGCAAAACATGAGCGGCCCATCCATCCGGATCGACCTCCCGAAGCGCCGACCCGCAGTCGAGCTCCCGCGCGCCCTACAGGGACTCTCCTACGGAGCCGTCATCATGACCCACAACGGCTTCGAGAACGGTCGACTTTCCATCCTGCTGTCATCCCTCCCCGAGAACCTCCCGGTGGTCGTGTCTTCGGACGCAATCGACGAGAGCGAGATGGAGCAGGACCGGAGAGTCGCCGAGTGGCACGGAGCCGACTTCAAGTGGTCTCGTCCGTGGGCTGGGAGAGCCGGGAACGCCATCAACTGTATGAAGGTGACGAACTGGGTCTACACGCTCTTCCTCATGGATGACGTGTGGCTCTTCCCGGAGACGACGCTCGAGGCGCTTCGCTGGGCGTACATCTACCAGCAGAACGGAATCCCGCTCGCGGGGCTAGCGATCGGTGGCTACGAGTCCTACCACGACTGGAAGAAGTGGGGATTCCAGTCCTGGCAAGACTGCCTCGATCGACCGTTTCTGTTCGAGAAAATCCCGCCGCACCCCGGCTTCCTCCGTGCGCCCTGCCTTTACAAGAACCCGTTCGGGGCATGCATGCTCATCATGCGCCCCGCCTACGACGACCTCGGCGGCTTCACGCCGAAGTACTGGGCGAACGACGACGTCTTCAACCACGACGTCTGGTTGTCGGACAAGTGGGTGAACGCGGCGATGCCCGGCCGCGGTTACATCCACTACGGAGCCCAGTCGAACCACTTCGGAGAGACAGCCGAGTGGATCGGGAAGTTCGAGGACGCGACTGGGATGACGGCGGAGCAGTCTGGAGCAAAGCAAGTCGAGTCGATCTATCGGTGGAAGGACAGGCTCGGCACGAAGTTCCTCGTGATGGGCGGAACGGAGTCGGTATGAAGATCATTTGCCCGGCCGGTATCGGTGATTGGTCGTGAAGGGCTGGAAGATGCCCGTCGGCTGGAAGTCTGTCACGGCCGAATTGCTCCTTCGTCGGCTACACGAGCGGATCGCCAAGGAGCCTGAGACGGGCTGCTGGCTCTGGATCGGCCAACGCTCAAAGAGCGGCTACGCGACGTTCTGGATCTTCAAGAAGAACTTCCGGGTGCATCGACTAATGGCTTGGATGTACTTGGGCTACGACGACGACGGTAAACACGAAGTCTGCCATCGCTGCAACATCAAGCTCTGCGTTAACCCGACTCATCTCTACATCGCTACTCACGCCCAGAACATGCGCGATGCGGCTCACGATGGGCTCATCCCAAAGCGGAAGGGCGAGAAGGCGGCGCACGCCATCCTCACTGAACTACAGGTCAAGGACGCTATGGCCGCCGTTCGAGGAGGCATGACTCATCGGGCCGTGGCCGCGATATACGCCGTCGATCGAACCACCATCACCGCAATCATGCGCGGGAAGAACTGGAAGCATCTCAACCCAGAGGAAATGCACTAATGGATGACAGCCGGAAGCCTGTTGGAGAGGAGAAGCTCAACTCGATGCCGAAGGGAATGAAGATTATCGTTCCGGCCGGCATCGGTTGAGAAAACCCTCGATTGGTCATGGATTTGGAGCAAGCTCGTCAGCGTCAAGAACGAGATCGATAGCGTCCGCGTCATCGACGGAGCCCCCCGCCGCACGGTTCCCTACGTGAAGGCTTGCGGAGTCGAAGACGCTAACTACGACATCGACTTCCCGGAGAAGGACGAAATCTCGATCACCAGGGGCAACTACCAGATGATCCTGACGGTGGAGAGCCACCAGGGACTCATGTGGCACCAGCGCCCGACCTGGGAGAAGATCCGGAAGCTGAATGTTCCTACGCTTCTCCTAGAAGCCAACCAGCACCTCGAGCAAGGCCTTCCCCTTCACGAGTGGCTGCCGGACCTCCCGACGGACTACCACTACCCGCTCTTCGTCTCGGACGCGGACCGGGCTTCCGGCCGGAAGAAGACCCTGAACGCCATCACCGGCACTCCCAGAGAGGCCGGGCACCCGATGACGGAAGGGCCAGTCGTCGGCTTCTCCTGCGCCTCCTACAAGGGCTCGGATGCCTGGGATACCTGGGGACGGGAGCAGTGGGTCGACTTCCTGACCCGCATCATGGCGCTCGGCTGGAGGCCGCTTGCGGTCGGAGGAGGCTGGGATGATCTCACTTACACCGTCGCCCTGGAGCTCGACCTCCCGCACACCGTCGGGAAGACGTCCGTCACCGAGATGATCGCCCAGATGGAATACCTCGATGCCTACATCGGCTTCTCGTCGGGGATGAACGTCATCCGCACAGTTTTGAACAAACCGGCAATGGCCCTCTGGCCGTGCAATGCCAAATGCGACCAGAAGGAGCTTTCCAGGTCGTGGGTTCCTCCCCTCATGCTGGAGTCCGAGCGGTACGTGGCGAGCGTGTGGCGGCCGGTCAACGACGTGTGGCCCGTCGCCAAGCGATTCCTTAACACCTGCGGCATGGAGCTAGGCCCAGACTCACTGGTAAAAGCGTATCCAAACCGATACAACGGGAGCGGAGTGCAAGATGGCATTCGGTAAGCGCGGCAGTGGAGAGATCCTAAAGGCCGAGGTCGAGAAAGCTCGTCGCGGCACGCGGAAGCGCTCGAAGTCGAAGAAAAAGGCCATTGCGGCTAAGAAAAAGGCCGTTCCGAAGGCCAAGCCGAAGGCAAAGAGGCGGCGGAAGAGGGTCTAGTTGCCGAGCAAGTGGCAATATCCACGATACGGAGAGGCTTGGAGCGAGTGCCAATGGTGCGGACAGGAGTATCCGGCATCGCTCATATGGCTGAATCCGCGCTACGGCTGGCAATGCTACAAGTGCTGGGACGGTCTCGTACAGAGAGACCAGATCCTACAGCCGATCTTCCCGTACGAAGGCACCCGTAGGACCCCAGCGCCGGTAATTCCGAGGCTGGAAGGCGTCGGGGCCTCCCTAGAGCCGACTTACGACTACTTCCTCCGGGACCGCATCACCGGGATCGTCTACGAAGTCCATCTTCCGCCCTTTTCGATCGTCGAGGGCGGAATTATCGTCTATTTCACCACTACTCTCCCGACTCTGACCGTCTCCGACGAGACGGACAACGTCTGGGACGGCCTCCGGGGCATCACGAACGGCTGGGACCTCTACGTCCGTAACGGAGCGATCGCTACCGAGCTGAACCCGATTGCCCTGAACCTCGAGATCGTGGACGGAATCTGCGATTTCGGCACGATTACATCTCTCTGCTCGGTCTACATGCAGGACCAGGCAACGGCTGACGTCTACCTGGCCGACTTCTCGACGACTCCGCCGACTCTGACGCTTTCCGGCTCCCCCGGAACGACTTTCGACGCGGTACAGGCCGGAGACGGTTGGTTTATCGTCGTTTCTGGCGCGGCGCTCTTCTCGGCCGTATCCCCTCCAGCCGATGCAGTCGTCTTTTCGAACGATTGTATCGTGGGGGGTACTCCCATCGATTCGGGGGGCACTGGCCCCGGCATCACGCCGACTCCGGACCCACCGACGGTCACTTGCCCGTCCACCGTCATCACGGACCTGGACGTAGCTTTTACGGCAGTCGTGACGCTTCCCGCGGGGGTTACCGCAGTCGATTACCTATGGGACTACGGAGACGGCACGACGGAGGACACGGGAACGACCCCGACTGCCTCTCACAGCTATGCCTCCATCGGCATCTACACGGTCAACGTGACGCTGACGGACAATTTCGGTCGGCAGGTATCGGCCGGGGGATGTCCGTTGACACTCGAGGGCGAGCCGGTGGTTGTGGTCTGTCCGGATGCAGTAATTTCCGATCTCGATGTGGACTTCACAGCGACTCCTCCGGCCGGAGTCGTCACGAACTACCACTGGAATTTCGGCGACGGAAATACCGCAGATACGGGCACCACCGCGACGACTTCACATACTTACGCCACCGCGGGCACCTACGACGTGGTTCTTACTGTCACCACGACGACGGGTAGCGGAGCAAGCCCCGACTGCCCCGTTACGACCACCGCGCCGACGTGCAACGTTGCCCCCCTGCTCAGCGACGATACCTGCTGGAATGCCGATGGCAGCGGCCACGGCGTCACGTTCGACCGGCTATCGATTCCGCCGACCGTCACAATCGACAACATGGATGGGCTCGCCGATACGGCCTCCTTCGAGGCGTGCTCCGCGAGCCGCAGCGGCGGCCTAATTGCGGACTTCGGATCGCACGTCCAAGAACTCGACACCGACCATGTGGGGGCGCTCACTTCGACGAACATACAGCTCCTATCAGCGGCGACCCAAGGCGGCGCAGGTGGAGCAATCGATGGCTTCAGCGTCTACCTCCAGGACCCAGGCGGGAGCGGAGACCGGATGAGCACGTACTTCGTCCACTCCGATCAGTCCGGAGGCGAGTGGATGTCGCTGCGGCTCGGTGCCAAGCCGGGGCGGATCATCAAGTACTCCTGTCCGTATCTGTGCCTGAGGCTCCCGACTACGCCGCCCGTAGTATCTGGCGGAGGGTGCTTCTTCCCGAGCACCATGCACCCCGGGGACGAGTCGCACGTCGTATGCACGGATCTCGATGAAACCGGCTGTACGATACCGTCATGACGCAATCCTGGGTGCGCGCCACATGAAGAGAAACCCTCGATCAGTTGATCGAGCGAGTACGTAAAGACGGCTATGAAATCCTCGATACGGACCGGGTGTTTCGCCGGGTAAAGATCGAACAAAGGCAGGAGAACCAAAATGGCAGCTAGGATTCCACTCGGAAAGGCGCTCACCAGCTCGGCCAATAGCGCGAGCATCCAGATCCGCCTCTCGAAGCCCCCTTACCTCTTCGTCTGCCCGTCGAACGGGTCGAATGGGTCGGCATGGACCGGGTCGGTCTATATACAGATGACCGAAGACTCCATGCCGTCGCCGAATAACGGCGGCGGGGTGACAAACGGCGGCATCACGGACGCCAACGCCGATTGGAAAACCATCATCACGCTCGCAAGCGGCGGGGACCAGACTGGGTGGATTTATCCGCTCTACCGAGTCCGAGTCCTCACTTCCGGCATCACGGGTGGGAGTCCGAACGTGTACATGCTGGAGGCTCCGTCCGAGGCGCTCGCCTTCGCCGAGTCAGACTGATGGAACGGAAGCACAAAGTCGCCTTCGCTGTCGGCTTCATCGTGACCCTGGCTTTCTACGCAATCGGCTGGGCAATCACGGTCGATCAGATTTGGCAAAACGTCTACGATTCGGCCAATACGGCACTTCGGCTGATCGTAGTTGCTAGTTCGTAACGCCTCCGGGCGGTTGGGAGGGGTGGGTGCGGGGAAGCTACAAAATCGGTGTCATTGCGGTCTTTTCCGCAGCTACAATCGCGCTTGCTGGCTCGACGCAGTCGCGCGGAAGGTTAACCGGCCGGGCTCACCACGGCGGGGGTAGTATCCCCCCGACGGCTACCGCTACTCCGACGTCCGCTCCGCCTGCTCCGACGGCGACTCGTACTCCGACCGCTACTCCGACGTCTACGCCGACTCCGGTCGTGACGCCGAGCGGCTGGGGCGCGGATACGGCAGGGGGAACCGGTCAGTCCACGGTTCACGTCACCAATACGAACGATAGCGGCGCAGGAAGCCTCCGGACGGCCCTCTCGGCGGGCAACCGGAACATCGTCTTCGACGTCGGCGGGACGATCAGCTTGGCGTCTCGGCTACTCGTCAACGGCTCTTTCGTCACGGTAGACGGAAGCACCGCGCCGAGCCCTGGCATCACCCTGACGAACTACTCGCTCCGGCTCGAGGGGAGCACGGTCCACGACATCATCCTGACGAACTTCCGCTCTCGCGCCCCGACGCTCGATACGGAGCCGGACAACGTCACGATCAAGAACGGGGCTTACAACATCCTGATCGACCACCTGTCCACGGATAGCCCGTCGGACGGGAACATCGACATCACCCTCGGCAGCCACGACATCACGGTCCAGTACTCGATTCTGAGCAACGGCACGAAGTCGATGCTCTTGAATTACGCGACCTACCACGTCTCGATTCACCATAACCTCTTCATCAACGAGCAGTACCGGAGCCCGAATACCCAGTACGACGACGCGGCTACAAGCATGTCTCCGAGCGTCATTTCGGACGTCCGGAATAACGTCATCTGGAACTGGGGAGACTCGGGCGGCGGCTCGATCTGGCAGTGCGGAGGCACCGGGAACGACGTCGCCAATTACTACTACTCGGGCGCGACGACTCCCTCCCGGAAGGCCAACGGCATCGTCAACGACGGATGCTCGGGAGGCACCGCGCAGCCCCAGTTCTACACCTCGGGGAACTTCTCCGGAGACGATTCGAGCTCGCATCTGAACGCGCAGGGAACGGTCGGCGGGGCCTGGTCGGCTCCGGTCATCGAGGAGCAAGCCGTCTGCGATGCGGCGACTCTCGTCAAGGGAGGGGCTGGAACGACCCCACTCGACGCAACCGATACGGCGCTTCTGAACTCGGTCTCCCTGGTCGGCTGCGTATCCCCGACTGCGACCCCAACTGCTACTCCGACGGCTACCAGGACTCCGACAGCAACGCCGACGGCTACCCGGACACCGACTCCGACGCCAACTCCGAGCGGGGGCATCAACCCGATCAATCCGGACTCGGACTTGACGTATTTGGGGGCTTTCCGGGTGCCGAACGACAACAACGCCGAGTGGACATTCGGGGGCACGGCCATGACCGTGAACCCGGCTGGAGACTCCGGAAACGGCTCCCTCTACCTGTCCGGCCTGACGATCGGAGTTGGGCACGGGAAATTCGCCGAGATCAACATTCCGACTCCGATCATCGATCCGGACCTGAACAACCTGACCCGGGCAACGACGATTCAGGCAATGGCGGATATCGCTCCGGGGCTACACCCGAACGACACACAGACGACCTTCCAGATGAGCGACCCGCTCTTCGGGGCCGTCTCGAACAAGCTCATGTGGACGAGGTACATCTTCTACCTGCCAGCGTCCGAGGCGACACTCGGGTGCTCTTCGACGACCATATCGTCCCCGGCTCCGACCGGCCCCTGGAAGATCGGCCCGACGCAGGCCAATAACTACGGTGGAGCGACGCTTGGGAGGTGGCTCTTCATGCTGCCGCAGTCCTGGGCGGACGCCCATACCGGAGGCCGGGCACTCGCTACCGGGCGCTTCAGAACGAACGCCAACGCGGGTGGAACGTCCTGGGGGCCGTCCCTATTCGCGCTCCCGATGGCTTGCACGTCCGGAGCCTCGGACGCAGTCGAGGTCATGCACAACACCAGCCGCGATACGCGCTGGGCGCATGAGACCTGGGCAGACGACTGGAACGATGCCGACTGGGTAACGACTCCGACCGGGAACAAGGCAGCGATGGTGGTTGCCGGGGCGAAAGCGGAGCGGGAAGACGGCGGAAACGCCTGCGGCTTCAACTTCTGCGGCTCCAGCCGCGGTGCTCAGTACTACGGACACCCGCAAGCCCACGACTGTGGAGGCAAGGGAAACCACGGAGCACCCATCTTCGGGGCTCTCCTCTTCTACAACGTGAACCAACTCGCCTCGGCCGCCGATGGGTCGATAGCGAAAGACTCGATCGACCCCTACGCGGTCTACCAGATTCGGGCGAACCAGTACCTGACGAGCCAGTGCAAGAAGGGCGGATTCGGGGGCATTGCCTACGACTCGACCCATCACCGGCTCTACGTCGCGGAGCTGAATGCGGAGCTTCCCTCGACGACCCAGAAGCCGATCATCCACGTCTGGGCGGTTGCGGACGGCGGCGGCAGCGCAGACACAACGGCTCCGGCAGTACCGACGGGGCTTCATACGACGAGTGTTTCCGGGGCGGGTGTTGCGCTTGCCTGGAACGCGGTCACGGACCCAGCGGGTGGGGTCGTCTACATCGTCTACCGTAACCCGATTGACCAGGAGCTATTCGCTCCGGAGACGACGGTGCCTTACGGGCAACGATATCCGGCTGGGCCACAGCCCTTCGCGATCACGTCGAGTCTCTCCTACACGGACGACTTGGAAATCAACTCGGGCATTACCTACACGTACTATGTGGCGTCGAGGGATTCCCTCGGCAACACGAGCGTCAGATCGAGCGGCGTAACAGCGGCAATCCCATAGCAGGGAGGCGGGGAGCGTAGATGAATAAACGGCGAAGTACCGTGATTATGTGGGGCCTGGTCGGCGTTCTCGCCGCATCCATGCTCGGCATCACCACGGACCAGATCATCCAAAACGTCTACGACCCGGTAAACACCGCGCTACGGGCAAACGTCATCGGTGGGAGCGGGTCGCTCTCGCTGACCGTCGGCACGACCCCGATCACGAACGGGGCCGATACGCGGGTTCTCTTCCAGGATGGGACTGTACTCGGGGAGGACTCGGGACTCGTCTTCAACAAGACGACGAATGCGGTGTCGGCGGGTGGGGACGTCACGGCGGGAGCCCTCGGGACGGGACCAGGAACCTTCACCGCGGACGCCGATAGCTGCGTCACGCTCTCCGGGGCCTCGACGAACGTCCTCTGCTCGGACGCGGTCGGTGGCTGGCTCGCCTCCGAGCTCGGCGGCGGGTACTCGCATCAGCTCACGGCCAACTCTACAGACGTCGTCACGAACAAGACTTTTAACGGCATCACGTTTACCGGAGCTGTCACGGGACTCACGGCTGGACTCGTTCCACAGGCTTCCTCCTCGACGGGCCTTGCGGATTCGTCCTCCTACCGAGTGAGTCTGGCAAACTCCGGCTCTACCGGGACGACGGTGAACAAGACCGTCAAGCTATCGAGCGCGGGCGCAGGCGTCATCATGTCGGCGGGCGATACGGCAGGCATCTTCGGCATCGTCGAATCGGGCGCAGGGACGACGGGGAGCGCGATCGTCACCCTCATTGGCCTGACGACTTGCGTCTCTGATAACTCCACGACCACGGGCCATTACGCTGGCCTGTCCTCGAGCGTCGCCGGAGACTGCACCGACCTCGGAGCTTCGTTCCCCGCTACCGGAGTCGCGGTCATCGGGACATGGAAAGAGACCGGAGCGGCGGCGGCTCGATCTCTCCTCTTCAACACCCCTGACGTGTCGAGCGTGAGCGCGGCGACGAACGGCAACGGCAACGGGCCGGGCGTCAAGGGCACCGGCACGGCCAACTTGATTCCCAAATTCAGCAACGGCAATACCATCGGGAACTCGTCGATCACGGACAACGGGACGACCATCAGCTCGAGCGAGATCCTGTCGGTTGGGGCACTCACCTACAACGGGAAGCTCAACATCGCGGACATCACCGCCGAGAACGCGAGCTTTACCATCGCCCACCGGATCGAGTACGTGACCACCTCGACGAGCACGATCGTAGCGACGACTCCGACCTCTCCGACGGTTGGGGACACCTACACGGTCGTCAAGGTAGACAGCGGAAACGGCAACATCACCTGGACGCGGGCAGGGTCGCAGACGCTCAACGGAGCAACCACGCGGGTCGTGTCGGCGCAGTACGCCGTCGATACCTGCACGTACATGGCCTCGAACGTCTGGATTTGCCAGGGTAACGGGACATGATGCGTAGACTCTTAGTCGCCCTCCTGGTCACGGTCGTCGCTGCGGGTGGAGCTTTCGGCTCCATCTACTCGACGACGATTGCCGCCGATGCCCCGGTCCATTGGTACAGGCTCGGGGAGTCGAGCGGGACGGTGGCGAACGATTCCGGGTCGTCTATCGTGGCTGGGGACTACGCGGGAACCCTGAACACCGGGTACTTCCTGAGCGAAGTGGGTATCACCGGGGCGCTCCCGAATACTGCCGCTCGGTTCAACGGGACGACGGGGGGCGTGAACACGAACAACAATACGGTTGCGTCGATCGCGATTCCGTCATCCGTGAATACCGTCGGATGGACCTTCGAGGGTTGGGCGAAGACATCCGCCAACGCGACCACGCAGGCGATTGCCGGAAACAACAACACGAACGGCGGCTGGGTCGTCGGCCTCCACTCGACGAACAAGTTCTTCTTCAATACGGACCAGGGTCCGGGCGCTCCGACTTGCGGCGGCGCTACCTACGGAACGACCGGGAACGTCGGGAGCTGGTCTACCGGAAACTACTACCACGTCGTCGCAACGACCGTCGGAGCCGGGTCGTCTACCCTGACGAACATGAAGCTCTACGTGAATAGCTCGCTTCTGACGACCATCACGAGCTTCACCGGAACGATCTGTACCGGCACGTTTGCCGCCGTCACCCTGGCGGAGCGGAACGGCGGACTCTGGATGACCGGGACGATGGACGAGGCGGCCTTCTATTCGTCCGCGCTCTCCCAGACCCAGGTAACGACCCACTACAACGCGGGGATTGCGGTCTCCGGCTCCTCCGCGTGGCCTTTCCTGACGAGACGGCCAGAACTTCCTGGCTTCATCAATAAAGATTACTTGGCCCAGGCCGTAGCACGCGGGTACAATACGGGGCTTCTGACGTCGCGGGAGATCCACCCACAGCTCCTGAACGTCGGCTACGCGAACTTCGCACAGATGCCCTGGGGGAATGTTGGACACTGACACTAGCGGAATCGTCCGAATCGCGGCGCGGGTGATGATGTATGCGGTGGCGGGACTCTGCCTTATCTACATCTTCAACTAAGCCTCCGCTCCGGCTGAACGTCGTGGCAAGGATCGCCCTCGTCGTCTGGGCGATGCTGCTCGCTGCCCGCTGCCATTCCTACTGCGAAGTCTACGAGTGGGAGCAGCGCCCCTGAGATGACTCTCCTTGCCGACTACGCCCCGCTCCTGATCGCCGTCAGCGCGGGGATGCTGTCCTTCGCCTGTCTCTACTACTTCGCGCTCCTGATCGTCCTCTGGGCGATCCGGAATTCCATCGACCGGCTATCGCGCGCCGTCTACATGACTCGGAAACAGCCCGAACGAGAGCCGGAATGGCGATAGATGCCTGACATGATCCACGTTCTGGCCGACCAGCTTTCCACTCTCGCCAAGTCGGTCCGCCACCACGAGACGATTACAAATGCCGTCTTTGAGGGAAACCCCGACGGGCTCGTGGTAGTGAATGAACTCGGCACAATCGTTATGGTGAACGAGAGCTTTGAAAAGATGACCGGCTACGGCCGGAAGGACCTGATCGGGAAGCCGGTAGAGATTCTGGTTCCGGAAGGAAGCCGCGAAAGACACGTCATGCACAGACTCAGCTACCTCATCAAGCCGACCGCGCGGCAGATGAATGGGGCATTCACGATACAAACCGCAGACGGGGGCGCTCTTCCCGTAATGGTCGGGCTCTATCCGGCAGGTTCCAACGGGGACCGCTGGGTCGTAGTCACCGTTCGGGGTCGGCTTGGGTGAACAGCATGACATCGCCTCTGAGCTCGACGCTGTAGCCAAGAAACTCATCCTCACCAAAGGGCAGCGGGAAGTCCGGATCGCCGACATCGTTGCCCTCCTGTCGATTGCCGGGATGATCTACACGTTCATCTCGTCCCAGTCGGCCCTCCAGGCAGCCATCGGCCTGAAGCTCGACCTCCTCGAGCGGGAGATTGCGGAGCTTCGGAAGACGGCCGATCCGGTGCCGATGATGGTCTACAAGGTCGATGCGCTCGCGCGGTCGCAGGAAGAGAACGAGCGGCAGAGGCAGATGGCCATGCAGGACCTCCGTGAGATGCACGACAGCCTGATTGCGATGGGCATCAACCTGAAAGGCAAGAGGTAGTGGGTGGAGGAGGAGGACCAGGGGCCGCGGGAACGCCGCCCGCGATTCATGTTCAGGCTGTCTCTTACAGCCGTCCTCAAGTGGCTGTTCGGCAGATGAGCGACTTCGATAAATGCGTCTCGATCATCATCGACGACTTCGAGGGGGGAGACAAAGTCGTCTACGACTCGGGCGGAGCCACCCGGTTCGGCATCTCCTCCAGGGCCCACCCCGGCCTCGACATCCCGAACCTGTCGAGGGAGCAGGCAATCGAGATTTACAGGCGGAGTTACTGGGACGAGATCGGGGCGGACAAGCACCCGTGGCCGATGAACCTGGTGCTCTTCGATGCGGCGGTGAATCAAGGCGCTCCCTACGCCGAGGCGCTCGCCATGTCCGCCGTCGATTACGTCGAGGCGCTTCTTATGAGGGTGGAGCGCTACACGGACATCGCAAAGAAGAACCCGCTCCTTCGGAAGTACCACTACGCATGGGTCAATCGTGTCGTCAGGATCTACGAAATGCTACAAAAGGCATGAGGGAAAATCGATGACTTGGGTACTAGACCTCCTGAAGCTCCTCTTCGGTAGCTCGTCGAACGCAGCCCTTCTGACCGTGGCTCGGGACGTGGTGGCAGAGGCTACGACCGCGCTCATCAACAACATCGCCGCGGTTGGGGTCGAAGACGGGGCGCGGTTCATCGCCGACGCCCGCGCGCTCTCCGTCCAGATCAACGCGAAGACGGACGCTACCGGGGTCCAAAAGATGGAGCTTTACCTCTCGGCGGCGAAGGAACTGATCGTCGAGCTCGGCGGAGACGTCGGGCATGTGCTGGCGGAATCGGTCACTCGGACGCTCGCGGAGCTGTTCCACCAGACCGACGCCAATCTGCCGCGTGGATGAGAAGAAGAAAGTAAGAGAGTGGATCGAGACAACGTTCGCTCTCTCTTGGAAAGACGAAATCGAGTTATCGCTGGCGTGGGGAGTGCTGAAGCGGAAGGGGCCGATCATGAAGGAAGTGATAACGAGGTTCTGGACCGACCCGGCTTACTTCACGGCCGCGTGCCGGTCTCTCGCGACACTCGTAGCGACGCTCCTCCTGACGGGAGTCATTCCGGTCCCGGAGTCGATCTCGCATCAGGTCTGGTGGACGGCGGTCGTGCTACCGGCGCTTTCGCAGCTCTTCCCGGCTGGGCAGACAAACCGGACGGACCAGCAGATCAGGGACGTCGCGCGCGGGTTTCCCGGGAAGCTGTGAACGACGGGAGCGCATGGAGGTGGCGAGATCTGCCCTTCCTGATTGCGCTCGCCTTCCTCGTCATCGCCGTCTGGGTCCTTCGGGAGAATGATTAAATGGCAGTCTTCTACACGTTCCTACAAGCCAAGCAGGAGCTTCAGTACCGGCTCGGAAACCGGACCGACCTAGGGTCCGGGAGCCAGGACCGGCTCTCCCTCTGGCTCGACGTTGCACAGATCCAGGTCTCTTCCTGCGTCATCTCGTGCGAGACGCTGGATGTCGTCAGCTTCCCGCTCACCACCGTGCAGGGGCAGACGGAGTACAGCCTCCAGTCGATTCTTCCTCCGGCGACGAACGTCATCGGGCTCCGCGATCTCCGGAATAATACGACCGGAAACAAGATGCGCCGGTTCGATTGGCAGGAATACAGGTCCTTGAACCAGCAGGCACAGGGGCAGCCCCTCCGCTGGGCTCGGCTCGGGTATATCTTGGCGTTCGACCCGCAGCCGGACAACGAAGGCCCGTACACGATCTTCATCGATTACCGCAGGGAGCCGCAGCGGGGCATTTCGGAGCTTCCGAATCGGTTCCAGGACAGTTGGATCACGGCGGCCGAGTGGATCGGCTGGAAGGCGCTGCTCAAGCCGGAGCGGGCTCAGGCAGCGTTCGCGCTCCTCCCGGCCCAGCTACAGACGATGCTCGCTCGGCCCCTGGACTGGGATCAATGGGATGCCATGTGGGACAACGACCTCGGCATCAGGCCGCTCGGGTTCGAGTATCCGTATCTCGTAGGGCCGTGACCGGGTGGCAACGCAATATCGAAAGGACGCCTCGACCGTCCTGAACATCCTCCTCCCCCGTCTCCCGGCCTCCAAGCCGTCGGACTGGTCGGAGAAGTCATCGTTCGACTGGGCGAAGGGACTTCTTCGGAGCCTCGATTCGTTCTTCGCAATCGTCCACCGGATTCAAGACAACGGGACGGATCAGCCGCTACGGGCGAAGCTCGACTTCATCGGTGCGGCGATCACCGACGATCTCACGAACGACCGGATACAGGTATCGATTGGCGGGGGCGCGGGTGCGGCTCCGGTCAACGCCACGTACATCTGCGTATCGCTGAACGGCACGCTCACGGCGGAGCGGAGCTTCGCGAACGGCACGGGCATCACGCATACGGACGGCGGAGCGGGGAGCACGTTCACCGTTGCCCTCGATACGTCGAGTGCGCGGAACGTGGACCACTCGGCGGTCTCGATCACGGCGGGTACGGGGCTTTCCGGGGGCGGAACGATAGAGTCCACCCGGACGATCAATCTCGCCAACACCGCAGTCACGCCGACGACTTACGGGGACGCGACACACGTCGGACAGTTCGCGGTGGATGCTCAGGGACGCCTCACGGCCGCTGCGCCAATCGCCATCACGTTCCCGGTGCCGACTGTGGTGGGCGCGGCTTACATCGTAGCGAATCTTCCGGTTGCTCCGCCACAGGGGACGCGGGCGTGGGTGACTGACGCGACTGCGCCGGTCTTCCTGACCCCCCTCGTCGGACTCGGTGGTGTGGTGTGTCCGGCCTTCTATGACGGAACAAATTGGGTGGCGGCTTGACGATCGAAAACAAACAGCTTCCGTTTCAAGGAATGAGCGATCACGACGCGCTCCAACTCGAGCCGCAGTTCGCGGCGAACGTCCGAAACGTCAGGAGCCTTCGGGAGAGGATCATCCGCGCACCGGGTGGGAGGCAGCTAGCCCCGCCGCCGCTCCCAGGCACCGCGGCCGGAGTCGGGATGCAGACCGGCACCTTCACGGCGAACACGACCACGGGGGCCCAGACCATCACGCATACGCTCGGAGCCACTCCGTGCGCGCTCATCCTCTATTCGGCGGGAACGCAGGCAGCGGGGACGTTCACGAATAACCCACGCTGGGCGATGGGCATGACGGACGGGACGACTTCCCGCGCGACGTGCAATTCGGTCAATAGGAACAACCCCGCAGCTACAGCCCGGCGCTATGCAAACGCGATCATCACGTTCGTCAACGGCGGAGCGACACTGGTTGCCGAGGCTTCGTTCACGTCCTTCTCTTCGTCGAACTTCGTCATCAACTGGACGACCGCAGACGGGACGGCTCGGGTCATCAACTACATGATCTTCGGGAACACGGCCCTCTCGGCAAAGGTTGTCGAGTGGACGTTCGGAGCCGGGACCGGAGCGCAGAGCGTCACGGGAGTCGGCTTCCTGCCGCAGCTAGCCGTGCACTTAACAACGGCGCTCGCGGCTCCTGGGACATCTACCGGAAGTCAGTTCTGCTATGGGGCAATGTCCAATGCGGGCGGGCAGGTGACGAACTCGGTTGCGTCCAGAAACGGAACGGGTTCCCACCAGTGTGGCACGAGCTCCAGCATCAGCCAGACAATCGAGATAATCAACTCGACCGTGACGGGCTTCGAGTTCAGCGCCCAGTACACGTCGATGGATTCCGACGGGTTCACGGTCAACCGGACGACCGCTCCGGGCACCGGGAAGCTCGTGGCCACGCTCTGCATGAACGGCTTCACGAATATCTTCGTCGGACGAACGGCGACTTCCCCCGCGGTCCCTATCCCCGGAGATGCCAATGTAACGGGGCCGGGGTTCCTTCCGAGTGGACTCTTTTCTGTCGGACCAGGGGGCAATCCCGGCTCGGTCTATGACGCGATCAACGTTCAATCATCCGATATAGAGTTCGGCGCTGTGGACGGGGTCAATCAGAACTCGATCGCGACGACGGAGGGGGGCGCTACGGCTGGATCGTCCGCAAACCAGGCCCAAGGCATCCTTCGCTCAAATGCCTTTCGGATAGGGGCGGATATAAACTTCTACGACATCCTGGCCTACTGGAAAGCGTTCACCTCGACCGGCTGGACCATGAACATTCAGATCCAGAACGGCCCCGTCAAGACGGTCGGATTCCATGCGGTCGCCTTCTCAGTTCCCGGCAACCAGAACCTCATCGGTATCCCCAGGAACTACCCTGAGGTTTACGTCAACCCGAGCGGCCCGGCGATACAGCGCTACGTCCTCCTGACTCACAAGTCGGCCTACATCTACACGCCCTCGACTCCATCGACAGGACTCTTCACGCCGACCGCCGAGGCATACACGGGCTCCGTCTACCAGCGCTTCTCGATTGCGAACACGCAGGGCATTGCCGCCTGGAGCCAGGGGAAGGACAATATCCGCGAGTGGGACGGGACGAGCTTCTCGGCTCTCATCACGTCCGGACAGGACCATGCCGCGCCTGCGCTCATTGCCTTCGCGGACCGAATCGTATCCATCCGCCCCTTCTTCGGCGGAGTGGACCATCCGACGCAGATCCGGTGGTGCATCAACGGAAACGTCAACGATTGGAACGGGACGGGAAGCGGGACGCTCGAGATCATCGAAACGTCACAGGACCCGCTCGTAACCGGCTTCGTTCTCGCGGATAGAGCGTTCCTCGCCAAGCGCCGGGAGATCATCGAGCTTCTCTCCACCGGCACACTCAGCCCCGTCTTCGGTACGGTTCCCCGTATCCGCGGGATGGGGGTGCTAGCGCCTTACTCGGTGGCGCTCGGAGAGCAGCTCGCCTTCTGGCTCGGTCCGGACGACGTCTATATGTTCGACGGGTCCACACTGACGGCGGTCGGCGAGCGGATGTACAACACGATCACGAGCTTCATCGACTACCAGAACCTCGACACCATCCAGGGAGCCGTCTACACGCCGGACTCCCAGTACCACCTGGTCGTCCCGCCGTACAAATTTGTGTACGACTACCGCCGCGATATCTGGGACTGGGACGACGTCTACGACTTCCAAGCAATCGGCACGTACAATGTCGGAGACGGGAACAACTTCACCGGCGACATCGACAAGTCGGAGTTCGTGGTCGTCGGGGATTCCTCGGCACAGACGACGCGCGTGGACTTCACGGCGATGGACTGGCTCGGAGCTCCAATCGACTCCTACTTCGAGACGAAGGACTATACCGCCGACGACATCGGACGGCAGGCCGGGCAGATGGGGCGGTTCTCGGTCTCCCTGTGGGACCTGAATTCGCTCCGAGAGGTACGGTTCCAGGGGCCTCCGGGGAACATCGTGGAGGTCGGGATATCGCTCGACCGGGGAGCGACCTGGGAGCTTTGGCCGGTCACGATCAACCAGTTCGGAGTCGGGGCAGCGTGGTTCCAGCGGGCGTTCAGTATTGTGCGGTTCCGGTTCCGGGATTTCGGTACGGACAACTACGAGATTCGCGGGCAATGGGGATTCGATGTAGAACAAGCCGGGTACAACATCGCGTGAGATTCAAGACGGAGAAGATAGATGGTGGACTCAGATTCACGGCCCCGGACGGCTGGGTCGATCTCCAATTCATCGACGACGGCCGGGCCTACGTCTTCCTCGGCACCTACAACGGGACCATCCCGGAGGTATTCGGGGCGAGACTTTGGCGTCTGCTTCATGATGGGGCCCCTGACCTCGGCCTCCGCGTGGTGGCGTATGATGACGCTGCGGACCCGTTTATTGAGCGAGTGCTGATCGCCGCTGGATTCTCGAAAGATGGAATCCGGCGCGGTTGGCGCGCCGATGGTCAAGACGGTGTAATCTATAGTATTCTCGCCTCGGAGCTTCGCTTCGAAATCAAGGAGCCGGTAGATGATGGAAACGGACAGGTTGGGGAGGCTGCTGAACCTCTGGACGCAGGAAATGCGGGGGCTCCCCTCTCATAACGCCGACTCCTACTTTCAAGGCCAGAACCCGATGGATGCCCTTGCCGGGCTCCAGCAGCTCCACGGCGGAGCGCAGGGAGCCGGGCAAGACCCGCTCCAGATGCTCCGGTTTCTCCAACTTGGGAATCAGATCCAAGGAGAGATGGGCCACGGGCAGGACGATCAGGTGATGCAGCTAATCCAGGCTCTTCTTGGGCCGGGCGGCGCTGCAGCGAGGATGAAGTAATATGGCGAATTTCTTTCAACCCGGCGACTCCAAGGGAACCCAGAACACCTCGACGACGCCGTCTCCCGCCGATCAGGCGATGGCGAAGTTCAGGGCGGAGATTCTCGCGCATATCCTGAACTACCAGGGACAGCCCCGGACAGGGTTCGCTCAGTTCGCTGGGGGCGCGCCCATGTCGGCGAAGCTGCCTGCGAACCTCGGGGCGGGCCTCCCGGATCTTCTTCAGGCAATGAGCCAGCCGGGTGCCTTCACGAGAACCGCATCCCAGGACTTCTCCGGGCACGGAGCAACTCCATCGATGGCTTCGGACGTCGGACAGGGACTAGGGCTTCTCGCCCTGCTCTCCCAGTCGGGCATTCTTGGGGCGGGGGCGAAGGGAGCTGGGGACATCTTCGACTTCATTCGAGGACTCCCGTCGAGCAACCTCCAAAGCCAATCCTCGATGCCGACGTCTACGGGCGCGTTCGATGCGAGCATGCTCGGCAACCTCGGTACGGTTGGCTCCCCGACGGATCAAGTGCCCTATGCGAGCGCCGGGGACTCCGGGGCTAACCTACTCGCCAACATCCTCGGTTACGGCAGCTACTGATGCCGCTCTTCGACGTAACGAAGTCGAACCTTCGCGCCTGCCGTGAGTGCAGGGCGGTGTTTCTCCCCGCCCATCGGAACCAATTCTACTGCTCGCTGCGCGAGGCGAACCGAGCGGCTTCCCGGAGATGGCGAGAACTGCACGGGCCACGGAAGCAGTACCGCAAGGCCAAGCCGGGGCCGACCCCGGTCGTCGTCGATCAGGGGATGATCGCTTAGGTGGCGGACGCAGCCGCAGCGCCGAGTCCGGAGCAGGCGTCTAACCCGCTCTTCCAGCAGCTAGCGAGCCGCTACGGCATCAACGCAGCGCTTGCGCTCCTGCCGCTCTTCAGCGGGGATTCGAGCACGGCTTCCAAGGCGTTCGCTGGCGGGTCTCTCGCGGGCTCTGGTGCGCAGGCAGCGGGTGCCTTGGGGGGAAGCCCCGGCCTTGCGAGCCTAGGCTCGAAGATCGGGACTGGACTCGGCCTCGCCGGAGCAGGTTACAACGTCTACAACACCGCCACCAACCCGAATCTCAATACGGCTCAGAAGGGCGCGGGCATCGGAGAGGGTGTCGGCGAGTCGCTTGCGTCTTTCGCAACTCCCTGGGGCGCGCTTCCGGGAATCGCTACCGCACTCGGTGGACAGTTCCAGAAGTCGAATAGCCCACAGGTACAGGGACTCGGCCGAGGGCTCTCGAAGGCGGGACGTCCGATCGACGACGTCACGAAGAGCCCGTTCAACGCCAAGGGAGCGAAGGACTTCACCGAGACAATGGTGCTCGGGGGGCCTGTTGGAATGGCTCTGTCGAGGGCGATCGGGTTCAACCCGTTCGAGCCGACGCCCACGAAGGGGACGGAGTTTCGGACGGGGATGCAGTCGATCTTCTCGAAACTGGGACTCCCTGGGTTCAACCGGGCGGATGCGAACGTCTATACGGCGGGTGCTGACCCGGCTTCTTTCTACGCGAAGTACAACCCGCAGGCGGTGTCCGATGCACAGAGGCTCGGGACGCTGCTCGCGCAGTACTCTCCGCACGGGAAGAACAACCCGGATTATGCCGTACAGAGCCAGAACATCCTTCTCAACACGTTCGGCAACAACATCTCCGGGCAGATGCCCGACATACTGAAAAAGCTCGGCGTTTCGTGATAAAGGGAAGTTATGGCAACGACTGACCTATTCGGCCAGACCTACGATCCGAAGATGGCCTTTGGCCCCTCGCCGCTACAAGGGAGCCTACCGAAGGACCCATTCGGTACGAACGGCGGGATGACGAGCGGGTCCATGACGAACATGCTCCAGGGCGGGAATATGTCGTTTCCGACGACTCAGACCTGGAACAGTGGCGTGAATCCGACGGCTTCGCTCGGACCTCCGACGACTCAGGGGAACGTTTCCTATGGCCCTGTCGGGTCGCAGGAGACGCTCATGGACAAGCTCTTCGGCGGGGCGCTCACGGGACAGGGCGGTGGGCCGATCGGGAACATGCTCTACTCGCTCGGCCAAGGCATTCTGCCGAAGCCCCTCCAGGACATGATTACCGGGACCACGAACGAGCAGTTCGGGAAGCTCGGTGCGCGGTTCGGCACGGACCTCGGCACGGCGGTCTCCCGGGGACTCGGGCAGGCGGGCTCTACGCAAGCCCTGAACGCCATCAACTCGATCATCGGGCTCGGCGGCACGACCGCTGGGTTCGAGTTCCAGAGGGGAGAGCACGGCATGGACCGGGCGCTCCAGGAGTTCCTCCAGGGGAACAACCAGGACTCCACGATGCAGCTTCTACAGATGCTCCTCGGCGGCGGTTGATAGATGAACCTGTTCGACTTCATGGCCGCGAATAACGGCCCCCAGCAGCAGCAAGACCCCGCTGACATGCTCGGCGGCGGTGGAGTTGGGCTCTCTCACGGGGACGCCATGACGCTGTCGCTCCTGAACGCGATGCAGCAGCAGGCGCAGGCGGGAACGCAGCGGACGGCTTCTCCGATCGGGTCGATTGCCGGGGCGCTTGGACCGCTTCTGGCCGCGCCGATTCAGGCTCAGCAGATGGAGCAGCAGTCACAGCTCCAGGGGCTTCTCCTTCGGGCGAAGATCGCGAGCCTCCTCGGGAAGGATCAAGCGGACCCGGCCGATGCGGCATACAAGACGGCGCAGACGCGGAACCTCAACGCGGAGGCGACGCTACATGAGAACGAGGCGAAGGACCCGCTTGCGAGCCTGAGGCTCGGCGGAGAAGATCGCCTCATTGCCCAGAACCTACAGGCTCAGGGCATCCAGCCGACCGCTCCGAACATCCTGAAGTACAAGGAAGACCAGCAGCTAAAGAACGATCAGCGCTTCATCGAGCGTTCAAACGCAATCACTCAGAATGCGCTCGCTACGCGGGACGCGGACGCCCAGGCGAAGCGCCTCATTGCCCCAGCAGACTCACTCCCGGAGAACAAGGGCTACACGGTCCTCGATCTCAATACCGGGAAGCCAGCGCGTGTTTCGCAGCGCGAGCTGGACGACCCGTCGAGCCAGTACGCGAAGTTCAGCACCAAGGACATGCAGATCATCAACGGGGCGAAGGTGCTTGCACAACAGACCGCTCGCCTGAGGGAACTCATTCCGCGCGTCCTCCCGGAGAACCGCGCGTGGGCTCCACTCTCTCTCGTCGGGCAAGCGATGTCGTCGGACGAGCAGTCGGGGAAGGACGCGGGCGAGTTCGACAATTTGGCCGACCTGACGAACATTCAAGGGCTCAAGGAGGTCGTCGGACGCGGACCGAACCAGGCGGAAATCAACAACGTCGCCCCCATCCATCGCTCGATCGACAATCAGTCGCGGGCCTTCGGTAAGGTGCAAGTGGTCGAAGATACGGCCCGCAGACACTTGGCTGCCCTCGGCATCAACCCGGAAGCCTTCTTCAAGCAACCGGCTGCATCGCTATCCGTCGCTCCTCGGGGTGGGGCACAAGCAACCCCGTCTCGACTGGATGAGGCGAGTAAGACCATCGAATGGCTCCGGGCTAATAAGACTCCGAAGGCCGAGGCTGCGAAGTTCCTGAAGACTCTCTACGGGGACCTCTCCGTCGACATCAAGTAATGCCGACGATCAACGATCTCCTCGAGCAAGCCTACGGGCCTGACGGCGGGAAGTCCGAAGGCACGCGGGCGTTCGAGGCGGCGACATCCGCGACCCCGATCTCCCTCGGCCGGACCGAGCCCCTGGCGCAAGCGGCACAGTCCGACGAGAAGGGCATCTCCGCCCTGCTCGACTTCACGAACCCCCGTAACATGCCGCAGGCCGCGGGTGCGGCTATCCAAGCGGGCGGTACGGCTATGCTCGGCCCAGAGGCGAGCGTACTGATGCGCCTCCTCGTGGGAGCGGGTACGTCCATGCTCGGTGGAGCGATGCAGCGGGGAGAAGTCACCCCGAGCGGACTCATGCAGGACGCGGCCCTTGGGGCAGGCAGCGAAGGGCTCGTATCGGGCGGCGGGTGGCTCGAGCGACAGTTGAGCGGGAAAGCAGGGCTACAAGCCGAAGCGGCCGCCGCAGAAGCCGAAGCAGCATCCAATCTCGCGGCCACTCGGAGCAATGCCGAGCTCGCGCAGAAGGCGAAGCTCGCCGATGTCGAAGGCGCTGCTGCCGCAAAAGCAACAGCCGAGCAAACGGCATTCGACACGGCACGGACGGGGGCTATCGAGGATCAGAAGGCCCGGCTTGCCGACGTATCGAAGGCAGCGGGAGCGGATGCTCTAGCGGGACGTGAGGCAGCGGTCTCTGACGTGGAGAGCGCCAGGGCGAAGCTCGATGATCTCCTGCTCCGGCATTCGGACCGCGCCGCTCAGCTTGCCCACGGCGACGCGCTCGAGGCCGAAGTCCGGAGAGTCATCGGAGCCCCGTCTCCTCTCGAAAACCCGACGATCGAGAGCCTGAACGAAAGAGCCATGCCCGTTCGGTCCTTGGCGGAGCGAGGCGTCAGGGGCGTCTTTCGCGGCATCGGGCAGAAGTTCGAGGACCTCCTTCAGCCCTACTACCAGCTCCCCGTCTCGGGGGACTTCCGCTCCATCGTTGATGCGGAACGCTCCACGCTCGAGGCTGGCGGACAGACCGTGACGCCGAAGATGACGAAGCTGATGGACGAGGTGGCGGGACTGAATCCACCCACCCCGCCCCCTCCGCCCTCCGGCCTGGTAGACCCGCGAGACGCGAACCGCCCTGGCCGGATGACCCAAGCCGAAATCAAAGCGCGGACAATGGGTATGCTCGGACGAGGGCAGCCAGGGACGACCGTTCAAGAAGTGGACGGGCTTCGGAGGCGGCTGACAGGCGTCGTGACGGGCGACGGATCATCGACTGATCGGCTCGTTGCGAACCGGATGATCCAAGCTCTCGATAGCCACCTCGAAGGCGTCCTTCCTCCCGAGACGCAAGCCGCGTGGACGCAGCTACGGAGCGACTGGCGAGAGGCCAACAACGTATTCTCCCCGAACTTCCGTTCCATGCTCTTCAAAGCCGATACGCCGGAGAGAGTAGCGGATGTCCTCTACGGGTCGGCGCAGGGGAAGAATGCGGACCGCGTCCTGACGGTCCTCGGGAAGACTCCGCCCGCAGAGAAGCCGCTTCTCCGGTCTGCGTTCGCCGAGAAACTCGCACGCGGGGATGTAGTCAAGAACGTCGAAGGGCTCGATCCTCGGGTCTTCAAGGCATTCTTCAACGGGAGCGGATTCGAGAATCCGAAGGCATGGACGGACGCTCTCCGGACGAACATTTCCGAGAAGTTCGACATGCCGACGATCCTGTCAAATCCCGTTACGGCTGCCAAATTCAACGCCCGCATCCAGGAAGGCATGAACTCCTTCGGTGCTCGCAAGGCACAGGCAGCTATCGATGCCGCCGAGGCTCATCTCCGCTCGGTGAAAGATCCGGGTGCGGCAATCGCAGATGCGATGAAGGGCGAGCTTACGCCCCCGCAAGCCGGAGATATCGCGATGCGCGGGAAGGCCCGTCCCGACGTGAATCAGGCGGTTGCCTCGGCTCGCGCAGCCGAGCTCACGCCCCCGCAGGCGGGTGACGTTGCTACGGCGGGCATGGAGCGCCCCGACGAAGCGCGAGTACGAGGCGGCATGGAGGGGATGCGAGAACCGCTCCTCGGCCAGCATTTCTCCCACTACATCCAGCGCCACATGGCCTGGAAGGTCGGACTCTCGATGGCCGCTATCGGGATGGTGTCTCACAACCCCGCAGCCCTTGCCGTCCCGCTCGTCTACCTGGGCGGAAGTAAGGCAATCGGCTCGGCGCTCGCCAACCCGGTGATCGGGAAGACCTGGTACAACATGCTCACGTCGAAGAACTACGAGCAGGCTGGGTTCTGGCTCGGTCGGCTTGCGGCGGGAGTCTTGTCCGAGTCGGTCCGAGAAGCCCGCCCACGCGACAAGTAGTCGCTGTCCCCGAGTAGCGTCTTAGCGATATCAGCGAGGTCCCAGGCGAGTATCCTGGTACTCTCCTTCTGCGTCAGCTCCCCTTCCTCGACTCGCTTCAAGTGAGCGGCCTCGGCCTTGCCCACGATAAGCTGTAGGCGAGCCTTCGTCTGAGAGCTCACGAACTCGATCACCTTCACCGTCGTCATCTTGCTCATCGGGGGACATACAAGCTACCTCCATCGCCCCGAAGACAAAGCCGAGGCCGAGCCCGATGAGGAGCCCCAGGAGAAATCCAGTCACGGGAGCCCTAGGAGGCCGTGGAAGAGCGTCATGCACGCCGCCGCGATCACGACCCCGCCGATACACCCCGACATCAATGCCTCAACCGGCCTATCGATCGTGAAGAATCGCGCCGACGCGACGCCCCAACAACCTGCCAGCGCCATTGACACGATGGTTCCGGTAATCATTCAGTTGGCCTTTCTCGGGGCGAGCTTCAGGATGCGCGCCTCGATGCCGTTCATCCGCACCCCATGCACGTCGTGGAGGAGCTTGTAGAGGAGGAGCAGGATTCGTTCCTCGGATTGGAGCACCTCCGCGACTTTGTTCTGCTGCGCGAGTTCTGCTTCCTGATCGATCATGGCTTGCCCCCCGCCCGCGTTGACGAGCACGCGCTTTCGATGATCGCCCCGACTGCTCCGGCGATACCAACGAGGCCGTGATCCTCGGCGAGGTACTCCGCTACCTGCTTCGCCACACGCTTGACGTCCTCCTCGGAGAGGAGCCTACGAGACCTGTGCTCACACTCCGCGCGTAGGCGGATGTTCTCTTCGAGGGCCACGATCAGCGCATCCTTCGCGTCAGCCTTGGTCATCAGTTCACCACGACCCTTCGGCGCGTTATCCCCCGCAGGTTACGGCGCGGAGTCTCGACGAGCCCTTCGAGCGCCCGTCTCCGAACCGCACTCGCATCGAGTCCCAAGTAGTCGCAGGCTTCGTTGAACATGATGTCTCCGACGAATCCGTTCTCGATCCAGCGCCGGGCATTCTTCTGGATCGACCCCTCCGGGAGCCCGAGGTCGTGGATGGCTCCCCCGAGGACAGCCTCGAATAGCTCCCTCACTCCCCTGTGCTGATCGAATGCGTTTCCCTGCTCCGGGAGGAGACAATTCACCTCGTAGAGCTCTGAGGGAACGATTGCCCCAAACTCTTCAAAACTCGAATAACCTGCTGCGCTGCCTCCCCCGACCGGATTTGCTCCGGCACGTAAGTGAGCACCCACCAACCCTCCTCTACCGCCAAGTTCCGCTTGACAGCGTCTGAAATATGACCCGCCCCCCTCGTATGGCGGCCCCCCGTCCAGACGCCGCCATCGACCTCGGTTGCTAGCTTATAATCCGGCCAGGCTAGATCGAAGCGAAATTTACGGACCGGATGAAAGCGATGCTCATGCACGGGCTCCGGAGCCCCGAGTACTTTCAGGTGGAACGCCAGCATCTCGTGTGGGCTCGACCGTTTCATCCCCGGTACTCGAGGCGCTTGTGGCCGAGTTCGTCCGTGACGACGTCCACGCTCGGCACGGCAGAGTCTATGACCGCATCGTCGATGAGGCCCTGGACTTCCTCGATCTGCTCGTCGAGCTCGGAGATCTTGTCGTAGAGATGGCCGATGCGTTCGCGGAGCGAGTCAACGGCAGTCTTCAGCTTCTCGACGGTCGCCCTCACTGGAACACCACCCCGGTGATCGCCCAGAGGAGCATGACCGCTACGAATGCGAGGACTGCGACGTAGACACAGATCTCCGCTCCGTCGAGGGGCTGGTAGTTCTTGAGCGGTGGCGGGAGCGTGAAGCTACGACTCCGCGCCACTTGCTCGGCGTATCCGGATTCGTCCTGTTGTCTCAGGAAGTTCGTTTCTGACTCCTTTGCCATTTCTCCTCCCCTTCTCCATCAACGTGATGAGTTCTCGGACGAGCCGTTTGGCCCGTTCCCTGTAGCGGACTGGGCAATTTATGTAGTGATCGACCATGTCGAAGCGGTCGCACCCGACGCAAGCGAAGTGTTTCAGGACGAGGGCCTCGAGTTCCCCTTGCTTCACTTCCCGCCGTCCTTCTCGGCGAGACAATCGCGCAGCTCGCAAAGTTCCTGGCAGTTCTCGACGCCCTCGCGCCGGTCGGCGGCTTCGTCGTGGGCAATGAGGCGACGTGCCGCCGCGCGCAGCCGATCGCGTTCGGCTTCGAGCGCGGCGATGCGTTCCAGGGCTTTTGCGGCGATCCCATCCCGCTCGGCTTCGGCCCTTGCCAGGCGTCGCCCTAATGCCTCGATGGTCACTTGCCGCCGTCCTTCTCACCGACAGCGCGCAGGACTTCGCCGAGCTTGTGTAGGTCTCCATGTCGCCACATGCCGCTATCGTAGACATCAAGCCATTCACGAATGCCCGCGCGCAGCTTCTCGTTCTCGGCCTTCAGCGCATCCCGCTCGGCTTCGAGCTTCGAGAGCGCTGACGCCATCTCGCTCGCAAGGTACGAAGCGGCTTCGTCGCCCCAGCCGCCACAGAACTCGACCGTTCGCTTGATGAAGTCTGCTGCCGTGAACGTCGGCGTGCTCATTGCCAATACCCCCAAAGGAACCAGCGGGCGGCCTCGTAGAGAGCGCTGCAGGCGCAGCCCGCGCAGGTATGAGGTGCCAAGGAGGCACCGTGCGGATGCGTCACGCCTTCCCCTTCGTCGGCTCGAGCTTCCAGACCCTGAGCACCCGCGCTCCGCCCTCGAAGACAGTCCGTGTCGCATAGCGCTCCTGGTGAGTCCGGTGCCGATAGGTGAGATTCGCCCGCACCCGGTCGGCATCGAGGGGAGACTTCATCGGAACGTCCACCGAGTCCCCCGGCACCATCAGCGCAAACGGGTACACCAGGCGAGAGCCGTTCCCTCCGGTCGGCGGAGGCGGGACGCCGCGACTGATCTTGAATCTGCCTAACTCTGTCCTCACCTTACCCATGTCCATCTCCTTAACCCATGTGGGCGTGCGGTCCATGCCCATGTCCTTCAGTAGACTATCCCCTACTATAACCCACATGGGCATGTCAAACAGATACCTCACTTCTTCTCGAATACACTACGCCTGATCCATTCCTCGACGGCGCGGTTAACGCGGTCCGATACGAGGATGCCGACCAGGAATCCAAACGCGATTGCAACGAGAATCGTCATCGTTCCTCCGTTACCTTGAGCCCCTTCACAGGTGACACCTTCGCCTTAGCGAGCCCCTCGAGAATCCCCCGGATCGATACGAGCCCCTCTTCGGCCTCCTCGTCCGTCCTCCCGAATGCCTTTGGGAGCGGCGCGTAGTCGCGATTAGGGGCGCTTGGGGGCGGTTTCTGGGTCAGATCGACCAAGTATGCCTTCCAGCGCTCGGCGGGGCCGTAGAAGGTTTGGGCCATGAGGACATACTCGGTGCCTTCCTTGCCCGCGCGCCGGACGTAGGAGGCGTAGTTTTTGGTGGCTGTTAAGAGATCGAGAATCGTGGCCCCTTCGTTGATTCGGGCGAGCCATTTCTGGAATGCAGGTTTCTTAGGATTGTCAGGTCTCTTCGGATACAGGGACCAGGCTTCTTCGAACGTTTGTGAATACTCGAGTTTCTTCGTCACGATCTTCCTCCCCAGGAAGTGGGCTCATTCCGTGCACAACCAGCCGTGACCAAAAGAACGATTTATCTTGGGCGTTTACGGGCCTCCTGTCTGGGGACACACACCCCCCGAAGCGACCTTATCTATTAAGGCACTAAGTTAAGAGAGAAGTAAAAAAACTAACGACTACGAACTCGGTTCGCGTGACCCCTGGTCGCATGCGGGGGCGCTTACCTTGTCCGAATATGTCTTCACCACCATCAACCCGCGCGCCGTACACGGGGGGTAATCCGTGCGGACCTCGGAGCTTGGCCGGGGGGGTGATTGCCGCGCTCGGTCTGCGGTGACTCCGTGAACGCCGCAGGCGCTGATCCCGTCAGTTTTACGAGCGGACGGGAAAGAATCGAAGCTCGGTGAAAAGAACCCCTTGCGCATTTTACCGATCGCGGGGTAATCTTCGGTCAGTTTCTGCCACACAGAAACAATTACTCTTCTGGAGACGGGGGAGTCAAGAAAAGGTTGGTCCTCACGGATTAACCTTTTTTTGTATCCAAAATAGTTCAGCCAAATCCTTCAGCCACATGGATGGAGGCTTTAGCGGGGGAGGGGTCCAGTCCTTCGGGCGCATCCACTCCGAGTACCCGCAGGCCCGGCAAGCGAGGTCGATAGCCTCCGGGTAGTGCATGTCGCACGCGCTGTAGATCGTGTGGGCCTTCTGGTAGCTGACGAGAGGAGGCTCGGCCGCGCCGCACTTCGGGCAAACGAAAGGCTCGCTCACGCGCTTTTCGTCGTAGGGCGCGGGGATAGTTGTCCAGTGAGGCATTTACTTCGCTCTCCACGTAATCGCTCGCCGCTCGTGCCATTTGCTCGTCCGCGCTTCTCCTCGCACGACTAGCCCCTTCCGTTCAAGCTCGATGAGTCTCCGGTGCGCGTTGCCGCTCAGTAAAAACCACTCGTCGAGCTCGCGGGCCGTAGAACCGGGATTCTGGCGAAGAAGATCGAGCACGATATCCTGTAGCTTGCCGAGCTTCCCCGTCGAGCGGATATGGGCCTCGGCTTCGTGGCTGGTTACGGGGTCGGAGCCTCTGCTGCGGGGAATCTCGGCGTAGCCCTGCTTTTTCAATTCCTCGGCCCTCCCCTCCCAAGTCGGATCGACGAGCCGATAGACCGTCTTCCCGTACAGGTCGAGTTGCTTGGTCATTCCTTCTCCTTCTTCCTCTGCTCTTCTTTCCTCTGTTCCTCGAAGGTTTCCTTGGTGACGGCGATGCACCGATCGATGACATCCCCCGCGACGTTCAGGGCAAACATACGCGCCTGCTCGCGGTCGAGCGCCGCGTTCTGCGCGAACGCCTGAAGGAGCCTGCGGGCAACGATGTCCGCGACGGTCACGGCGCAACCCTTTCGACGACTACGAGCAGCATCCCGACTGCGGCGAGCACGATGAACCAGGAGACCAGGAGACCCGCCAGCAGATTAGCCCCAGGACTGCTAAGGAATTTACTCACGGCACGAACTCCTTCTCGGCTTCGAGCACAGGGCAGAATTTCGCTACAGGGCAGTAACCCCGCTTCTCTTCGCTCCCGCACCGCGCGTAGGTGGAGGTGCCGGTTTTGCGGTCTTTCTTCTCCCAGCGCTCTTCGGGCGTGCATGGGGTGATGAGGTCGGCGTGGCCCTTGGCGAGTAGGTCGCGGGCGTTCTGGTGCAGGCGGACACGCTCTTCGATGTAGGCTTGGCGCTTGTCGGAGGACCAGAGCTTCAGCGGCACGATCTGTACCGGCGCTTTCGGGTAGTCGCCTTTCAGGGATCTTTCCACATCTTTCTGCGACCAGTCGCGGAGAATCGCGATAACCTCGATAGCGGAGACAGCGCGGCCACTCAGTTCGAGGAGGTGCGCGAGTACATTCGTCTGCTGTTCCCAGCTCTTTAGGCGATCCCCGAAGACGATGGTCCAGGCGGAAGTACACTTCCAGTCGGACAGCACGCCATTCTCGATATTGAGATGATCGTAGGCCCCTGAGACCTTCCATCCGGCAACGTCCATGGAGAGGCGTTGTTCGGACAGAACCCCCTCGGTTTTTTGTGATGCTCGGTCGACGATCACATGGACTGCCTGCCCGAAGAGAGCCCATATTCTATCGGCCGCATCCTCCTCCAGTTCTGCCTCATGCTTTCGCTTCAAAGCCTGCAGCAATGGGGGATCGGAGAGGGTAGAGGCCGTAATATCTGCGCCCTCTGAGTCGTACGGATCATTGGCAATCGCCCGGACGAGCCCCGCGGGCAGGCCGGTGGCGTTCAGTATGCGCATTTACAGGTGCCTCCATGTCTCGCGCTTGCGAAGCAGGCAGATCGTCGCAGGGGAGACGTTATGAGCCTTCGCTAGGTGACGACCGACGGCGGTCGGGTCGGCGAGTATTTGTTGGGCCTCAGCCTCGGAGAGTTTCGCACCGCCGTGGCGCTCGCCGTGGGCGTGTCGTTTCTTGCTTTGAGAGTCTCGGAAGTTATCGAGATGGCTGCCGAGAAACAGATGATCGGGATTGACGCAGGGCGGGTTATCGCAGCGGTGGCAGATAATGTGTCCGTCAGGTATCGGACCGTGAACGAGCATCCACATGATGCGATGCGCGAATTCCCAGACGCTCCGCGTCGTGCCGATCTTGCCATACCCGAGGCTTGTTCTGGATGCAGTCCATTCCCAGCACCCAATGGGCGGGCGATCGATTTTCGCCCAGAAGCGATCCCCGAATGGCTTCATTGGCTCCCCTTCTCAGTATTCGAGAGGCGGGCCTTCGTCTTCGTCGAGCGGCGGACGGTCGGCTTCGATCTTCGCCAGATTCACGCGGAGGGCCTCGATGAAGAGCTTCGCCTTATCGGCCGTCAGGTTCTTCCTGCTAGCGACTCCGCAAGTCGAGATCAGGAGAGCCCGCACGTTCTTCGGGTCGGTTTCCTTCGCGAGCTTCGTGTCGAGCTCCATCATGACATCCCAAGCGGGCTGCTCGATTCCGTCCGTCTCGATGTCGTTTCCCATGAACTTGACGATGGTTTTCGCCCTCACCGGGTTCTCGATCTTGCCCTCGAGAATCAGCCGAAAGACAACCTCGCATCCGGTAGGACCGAAATCGTCGAGGCAGCGCTTGAGCAGGAGGCTCGCCGACGCATAGTCCATTGCCTTGTGGTTGGGAGCCGAAACGGCTGTAGCGGGCGCTGGTGACGATTGCGGGGCATTCTGGGAGCCCCGCGGGGGCGCATCCGGGGCTTGGACTGCCTTGTATTTCTTGATGCCTTTGAATTCCTTGCCCGTAGGCTCGCCCCAGAAGACGATGCCTGCCTTATAGCGATCCGCGGATTTGGCGTTGATTTCGATCGTCTCGGGCTCTCCGTTCTCATGGAAGCAATCGAGCTTAAACCCGTACATCGGGCCGTTCTGGCTCTGAAATTCGTTGACGTTCGCAACCCGTTGGACTGTGAATTTGGTTGGCATGGTCTCCTCAGAAGGGCTTGTCGGGCGTTTCGTTTCTGCCGTCTAGGTCGATCGAGAGCACGTAGCGCCCGCCCGTCGGGCACGAGCCGGTGTGCTCCTCCCCGAGCATCCGCTTGCATCCGGGGCAGCCCCTGATGGCGCTAACGAGCGCGGCGAGGAGGATTTGAATCCCCTTTGAGACGAAGCCGTCCGCTCCGATCAGGGCAGCCGCGTCGCTCGAGAGCGAGTGGAGGCGGAGGTCGACTTCATCCTCGGGGGACATCGGGGGCTCGTGCCAATCGCCCTGCGAACAGAACTCTTGCTCGTCTTCGTAGTCTTCTGGTAGGTTTGACACGTCCATTCTCCTTCTCGTTTGGGGCCGGGGTGCTTGTCACACTACCGGCCCCGTCTTTTTAGGTCGTCTTTGTTTTGAAGTGGCGGTTGAATGTCTGCCCTGCCATTACCCTGCTCGTGAACCACACGCCTATTTTCCCGCATGAGCAGCGATAGCGCGTGAGGGGAGCCTCGCTGCTGCCTGTGGTTTTCTTTTGCTCCCAGGTGGGGACGTGTCCCGGCTTCGCCATCATGATCGGTTTCGCCATTCCCTTCTCGAAAGGCCCGTCGATGCCATCCTCATCGTAGAGTCCGCTCATGTCCTCACGAGCCCCCATCGGTCATTCGGCGTCCATTCGTGCGGTCCCTTGTGTCCCTCCCACAGGAGACAGGTTGAGTCGGGGGCCGGGTCGATCATGCGGGCGACGTGCTCGGGTGATAGATCGCCCCATTTTTGCTGGGCAAACTCCCTGCGTCCCGTCAAACAAGGAATCTTTGCTGTTTTCATTGTCGGCACCACCCGCAGCCCGCGTGTGACTGCTGGGCGCAAATCCGGCCTCGACACTCGTCGCACGTAGCGCCCGCGGCTGACTCCGCGAGGCTATCGGTTTGGGCAATCGTTGCCTTGCATTCATCGCACTTGATTTCATAGGCCATCATGTTCTCACCCTGTAGAGGCCGCTGGTTTTGGCGCAGTTCTGCTCGTGTAGGTCTGCGACTGTTATCGGGAGCGTTCGCCCGCAAATCCTACATGCCACCAGGTCTTCGTCCTGCGGGGGGAGCACTTTTCCGGGGCTGCATCAGCCCGATCCTCCTCGTACTCGGCGGGGGCTGTTCCTGTTCGGGGGCGAGCTCGGGCTCGGGCTCGGGCATCGGGGCTGCGGGCGCAACGGGGGCCACCGGCGCAGATGTTCTCCGCGGCACGCCGAGGTCGACCTCGAGTGCATCGGCAACGGCAATGAGCGCTTCGCCCGGCGACTCGTAGGCCAGGCGTTCGGTGACGCCCTTGTCTTCCGCTGTTACGAGACAGCCCCTGTCCAGCACTTCAAATACGATTTTCATCTAATTGATCGTCCTTTCTCGCCACCAATAATCGATTGCTTCGCGCAGGAGCCTATCGACCGCGCTTGCTAGCGTTCGCTGCTCCTCGGCTGCGATTGTTTTGACATCCTCGATGGTTGTTTTCGGAACCCTGACGTTTAGCTGTGCTGCTGGCTCGTCCGGGTGTTCCAGGCCCTCTAATTCCTTGCTTCTAGGCATGAGTTAGCTTATCCGCCGAAACCTGCTAGCAAGTCAAGTTGTTTGCTTCGGCTCTCTTTCGTAGGACTCGAATCCCCTCGAATATCGTCCAGATAACCGCGGCATCTAGCGTGAGCTCTGTTTCGTTGCGTGCTAGCCAAACCTCGAGGTGCCGCTCGATCTCGGCAAAACGGGCCATTAGCTGGCGTTCGTCAATCATACGATCAGGGTTCGTTTCCAGTTTGGGCCGTAGAGGAAGCCTCGGCCCGCATGGTGGTTGTAGGGGATCTCGCGAGCGAACGTCACCTTGGGGATATCGACTTGACCGTGGACGCGGCACTCCGCGAAAGGCGCGTTGCACTCGGTGACTAGCTTGATGTCGCAAGCGGGATCGTCTTGAGAGCAAGGGGCGGACTGGCGGAAATCCCCCCAGGAGCAAATAGGATCGGTCGAGTAGATCATCGGCTCACCTTGTCGAATTGGGTATCGACGAGTCCGCGGATTGTGCGGGGGCGATCCACGCTGATAAATTCCCATCCTTCGCCGCTGTCGGAGTCGTGGAACTTCTCCTCGGCGTGTCGGGCATCGTAAGCGTAGGTACGCCAGGACTCACGCCGCGTGCGATCGGAGTCGTCGGTGTAGGTGACAATCCAGGCCTTCGTCGGTTTGTCCGTCATCGGGTTTTCCTTTCCTTGGCTTTGCGGATGACCTTGTCGATCCTGTCGAGCTCGGGCTTGGTGAAAGAGGCTTTCAGCTTGATGGTCCTGAGCAGCCGAGCGATTGGCTCGAGATCTCTCGGTTCGAGAACGAGGGAGATCATGGTTAGTTCACGATCACGCCGTCGGATAGGCGAACCACAAAGAACTTCGCGGTTCCGTCCGCGTGGGCGGTGCGCACCTTGACGCAACCCGGATAGTCCGGAGTCGAATAGATGGTGGCATTCGGAGCATCCATGATGGATCGCTCGCGCCACCCCACGCGATCTCCGACGAGTGCCCTAAGCATGCTCATACTGGCTTCGCGTTCGTTCTTGTTCATGTTACCTCCACATTCCAATCGTCGCGGTTTCGCTGCAAAAGATGCAGCTGAAGATGTACTGCGAGCCCTGGACTAGGCCGGTGTTTTCCCATTCGTGAGCACACCCGCCATCCTCGAAATCGCAGTCCGCTGTTTTGTTGTCCTGGTTCATCGTGCACCGCCTTTCACGAGCTCGAACTCGCCGTCGTACAGGCCAATGCCGTAAGCATCGTCTTCGAGCTCGGGTGTGTTAATCCAGTAGCGGATATGCTCACCGCGGCCGTCCTGGGGCTGATTGTGCGCGAAGACCACCGGCACGACCGTGCCTGCTTTCAGCGGCGGGAATGAGAATACCCAATTTGCGGAATACTGCTTGTCTACGAGTAGTTTTGCTTTGAGCATTGTCCTTCTCCTTCGTTCGTTCGGTTAGATCGCTCGGAGTCGGTCTGCGGGGATGGACAGAACCTTGCTCGGTAGCTTGTCGAGCCTGACCGATACTCGGCCCGGAGCGAACGCGAGCGAAGTTACAACCCCGTAACGCGCACCTTGCGCCCAAAGATCCACGCCCGGGTGAAGCTCGACTCGATCGCCTACCGAGTAACCCGAGCCATCGTAGCCGTAGACTGATTTCGTGGTTTTCATCTTGTCTTCTCCTTCGTTCGTTCGCTTGGGGGGCTAGTTGTTGGACTCGCCGGTTTGCAGCGTCCGCGCGCGGTAGTTGTTGTACATCACGATGGCGCGGTGACATTCGTCGCGTAGCTTTTGATTCTCGATCCTCAACGCGCTCGCATAGCTGACCAGCTGTGCCTTCGTCATGGCACTTAGGATTGGAACGCTCATGCTCGTTTTCATTCTCTTGTTCTTGCTCATTAACGCTCCGTCGGGCTGAGAGGGCTGAGCGCCCGCTTGAGCAGAGGCGCGAATTCGGCGTTATCCAGAACCGCTCCGAGCAACGTCACACCCGTCGGACTCTCGGCGCTACGGCCATACACCCATACCTGACTCTTCCAGCACCCCGTCCCGATACGGGTATGGCTGACTCGCCCTTCAGCGATCGCCGTGGCCAGTTCATCGTATGACATCATTCTTCCATCCTCCGTTCGTGCGTTGCTTCTATATAGCTAATAGGGAAGAATCATGCCGAAATGAGCCTGAGAATCCCACCACACTCAATAGAATCAACAGCTTAACCCGCTAGATTAATGCCTCGGATAATCCCGAGATAATCGGAAGAAGGACAAAAGAAGGCGAAAACTCGGAGGTATTGAGCGAAACCGCACCTCCACCTAGAATCCGCCACATGGAAGCCACCGAGGCAGCTATCGCGGTTAACCCGCCGACATCCAATATCGGCCGACCTACCCTCTGCTCACCTCAGGTAGCCGAGAAGATCCGGTCAGCAATTGCCACCGGAAGCTACTGGGAGCCTGCCTGCGTAGCCGCGGGCGTCGCCTACCCTACCGTCAGGCAATGGCTCGCCAGAGCCCAGGAAGACTCAGCGAAGGGTATCAGTTCTGTCTATCGAGACTTCGCGGATGTACTCTCTCGCGCGAGCGCGGAAGCTGAGGTGCACCTCGCCTCGGTAGTGGCAAACACCACCGATGACTGGAGAGCACAGGCGTTCATCCTCGAGCGGCGTTACCGCGAGCGATGGGGCAGGCAGGATGCTCCGACCGTGGCGGTACAGGTAGTAGTGTCGGATGCGCTCGCTGCGCAGCTTGCTGACGCCATGCGCGTCGCGCAAGTGCCTGCAGCGATAGAGGTTACTGCCACGCAGTCCACCGAGTCTGACGACTCGGCATAGTCGCTGCAGGCGAGTCCGCCCCGGGGGCGGCCTCCCCCCAGGGGGGGGTCTCTTCTGCACGAACTAGGTCTAGTCTAACGCGCAATACAAAACCTTAACTCTGTCTGACTTGTCAGACTACCCTATGGGTAAGGGTTAAGCGGGTGGAACCGAAGGTGAAACCCGCCCCTCCCCTGGGTTGGGCGAAGGAAGAGGATCGACCGATACGGGCGTTTACAGCCGCGGGTTATGGTCGTCGCGTGCGCCTACTGTTTCGGGTCCCAAACGTTGGGTGCGCGGAAGTATCCCGAGTGCGGCGACTGTGGCAGTGCGCATTCCCCAGCACCCCCGGCTGGATCGCTTTCTGCCTTAGAAGCTGTGCGACGATAATGAGTGATTGCATTGAGTGGCTGGTCTGTGTTGTAACGGAGCCTGCATGGGTGTGGCAACCCTGACTGTGCAAAAAAAGCATGGTCCACAAACCCTCGGTCCCAACGCCGGGGGTTTTGTGTTTCTAGGAGACTAACGATGTCGAAAGAGATGCATCAGCTCCGGGAAGACCTCAGGATCAACCGCCAGCACGACCCCGACGTCGGCATTCGCCGCCTAGTGGTGGAGAAGCGGGAATCTGCCATCAGCAAAGACCCCGATACAATTCAGCGCCCCGATCAGGACGATGAGCCCGAGGAGTAAGCCGATCAGGTTGATGACCGGGGGCGGGGGAGTCCAGAAGACCTTCAGCAGCTCCTGTATGACGTACCAGACGATTACGGCCACGATCACGTACACGATGAGCACGAGCAAACACTCCAACATCCGACACCTCCTTCAGGGGGTTCCTGACCTCCGTTCCTAGCCACTCGGTGATGTACCAAACGGTGAGCACGATATCACAGTACAAGCCCAGGCCGCGGAGCGCATCGAGCATGGCGCTGTCCTCCTCCAACGGGTAAAACCAAAAAAACGAGGAACGCCGTGGCTGAAGTAACATTCGCCCCGCCATGGCTCCCTAGTATATAAGAGCCGCGATGGCTGAAGGCGTAAAAGCGAAGAGCCCGTGGGATGATCCTCGGGTGAATCGTCCCGTAGGCCCGACGGATCTCGGTTCCTGTGACTTCTACGAAAAGCGTATCGTGAACGGGAAGACCATAATCTTCCGCTGCGTGAAGCCATACGGCCACAATTCGGAGGAGCTCCACAGCCAGCTCAACACTCATCATCTCGGTCCGGAGGCCTAGTGGCTGAAGGCGTAACCTTAACCGAGGAACAGCGGCTCCCCATCCGCGAGCTCTGCCTGAAATCCACGTACGCGTTTGCGAAGTTCGTCTGCGATTTCCCCGACCTCGACGGCGACTTCCACGGCATGATGTGCCGCTGGATCGAGAAGCCCACGCGCCTAAAGCTCGGCCTCGCTCCGAGATCTCATTTCAAGTCGCATGTGTGGACCATGGCCGATAAGTTAAGGCGCGTCACGGTCGATCCGAACCTCCGTGTCTGCATCACGAACGAGGTGCTGGAGAACTCGATCAAGTTCATCAGTGTCATGCAGTCGATCGTGCAGAACCCGATCTACAAGTGGCTGTTCCCCGAGAACGTCCCGGACCCGCTGAAAGTTAGGTGGAACCAGACTCAGCTCGAATTAAAGCGGCCTCGGAAGCACCCCCAGCCTACGGTCGAGGTATTCGGAGTCGGCGGCACCCCGACCTCCAACCACTACGACATCATCGTGAACGACGACCTCGCAACCAATAAAGCCCGTGAGTCTCCGGTTGTCATGGAAGACGCGATCCAGCAGCGCCAACTCGCCTGGTCCCTCATGGTCGACCCGACGACTTCAGAGGTGCACGACATCGGTACCCGCTGGCATCCGCAGGACGTCCATGACTGGGTCCTCAAGAACGTCAAGGAAGTGGACTTCCTGAAGCTGTCCGTATGGAGAGAGCCGGGCATCCCCTGGTTCCCGAAGCGCTTCCCCCCGCACGTTCTCGAACAGATCCGCCTCGAGCAGGGAGCCGTTCTCTGGAGCCTCAACTACCTGAACGAACCGATCGGAGAAGGAGTCTCCGACTTCAACATCAATCTCCTGAACAAGTACACGCTCATCCAGAACGAGAAAGGCGAAGATGTCATCAGGCTCGAAAAGAAAGTCGGATCGGAAACCAAAACCCGTAGCGTCCTCGCAGCCGACTGCCTCAAGTTCCAGCTCATTGATGCTGGACTTTCCCCCGAATCGAGAGACGCAAGAACGGCAAACGTTGTCGTGGCGCTTTGTCCGCCCGAATCTAATGAGCCCTTCGACATCGTCGTCCTCGAATCGAGTGCCGTCAAAGCCGGACCCGCTGGAGTCATAAGCGCCGCCAAGGAAGTCTACGACCGCTGGGACCCGTTCAGCGCAAGCATCGAAGTCTTCGGAGGCCACGTCGTTTTCTTCAACTGGCTCCAGCGCGAATACCCGACCATGCGCCTCCGAAAACTCCCGACCGATACGAAGAAATCCAAGGACACGCGCATCCGCGAGTTCTACCCGTTCATCGAGCAGGGCCGCGTCTACGTCCACCGAAAGACCAGCATGGACCTGGTGGACGAGATGGCCGCTTACCCGAACGGCAAGACGGTGGATCTCCTCGATGCCTTGGCCTATGCGCCGAAGGTCTGGGTTCCGCCTGCGGCGAAAGACGAGAAGAAGAAGCGGCCCGCGGGCGTCTCCGACTTCGACCTAGCCGACAATCTCGAAGATGAGAATTTCGTTGGACCAGGCGGCAACCAGGGCCGGTCCGCTTTTACAGGCTATTAAGGAAATCCCTACGCCCTCAACGCTCCCTCGTAAGTATCCTTTCTGATACACGGGTAGTGTGAGGCGTGTAAGCCTTGTCGTTATTGGATTAACAGCACTCCTGTCTCTCGGTTGCGAAAACGTCCAGCCGACGAGCCAAGCGACCGAACAAGTTTGCACTCCGCGCCCCGTCTCCGTCTCTCTCGTAAATAGCTGGCCCCTCATCGACGCCGAGTCCTACGCCACCGACCAGGAGCGCGCCTGCGCTTCGATGGTCTACTACGAGATGTTCCCGTGGGCGGTGAGAACGGCAGAGTGCGACGAGGCCCACCCGACGTTCTGTACGAATGCGTACCGTCACGAGCGCCGCCTCCACCTGAAGGCGATGTCCGCTCACAAGATCAAGACCGTCTGGTCTCCGGAGAACTTCAACGCCTACGGACCGAAGCAGTGGACGGACTTCCAGTTTCGGGACTTCATCCGGGACTTCAAGGAAGACGCCGAAGACGTCGGGCTAGAGTGGGTGATGATGTCGATCGGCGGAGAGCCCTGGGCCTGGAACTACGACAGCGCCCGCACCCGTGCGGAGATCGTCCGGGCCGAATGGCCGGGACTCCTCGTCATGGCAGACGCCGGAGCCAACGAAGCAACGGGCCGTCCCTACTTCGAGGGCCTCCAGTACGATCTCCTCGAGGTCCACCCGTGCTCGATCGAGCAAACGTACCGCTCTCTCCGCCACTCCGGAAACATCCTGACTGTCACGGACTGTGGTCCGGTGCTGGTGCCCGAGCAGCCGACTCGGTCGGACCTCGAATTGGAGGCCGTTCGCTCCGGCGTTCCCCTCCTCTTTTACGGCTTCCAGCTAGACTCGCTTTCCTAGTGGCGGCGAATGCCGCGTGGGAAGGCTTTCCCACCGCGTATCCAATCTGATACACCGGAGGCGTGGCACGTAAACGCGGCCTCGAAGGCCTGCCCCCGTCCGATCCAGAGAATCCTGACGAAGTCCCGGCCGGGCCGGAACGCGTAGCCCCAGGCACCGGCACCCCGAAACCAGCGATAGCGGTCACCCTGACCGAAGAAGAAGTTCAGATTCTCGCTGAGGAATTCTCAACCGAGATCGAGCTTCAGCACGCGGCGCAGGAACCGAACCGGCAGGACTGGGAGAAATGGCTCCGCCTCTATCGGGCGCAACCGAACTTCCAGGTCAAGACCTATCCGCTCCAGTCTTCGTCGAACGTCGTCGTTGCCTTGTCCGCGATCTACACGGATCAAGTCGTTGCGCGGATCATGCAATCGATCTTCCAGCCGGAGCCCCTCTGGGTCGTCTCCGAGCTGAACCGAAGAACCGCTGCCGCGGCGAAGCCTTACGAGCGCTGGCTCGACTGGAACAGGAAGAATACCTGGGACGAGTACCGCTGCATCAAGCCCTTCGTCCAGGATGTCGTGAAGCTCGGGACGGGCATCGTCTACAACGACTGGCGAAGCGAAACCATCTATCGCTACGACGACAAGACGAGGACCACGGTCGAGTCGGGGTTCCGTCGCGGACCGAGGCCGGCTTGGGTGCCGAGGGAAGATTTCCTCCTCCCGATCGGATTCAACGACATCCAGCAAGCTCCGTGGTGCGCGCACCGGATCTGGTGCTCCTGGGATATGATGGAGCGCTGGGCGCACCAGAACATCATCGACCGGACCCAGTTCGCAAAACTGAAAGGCCATTCCGACGACGAGAGCCAGCTCCGCCTCGAGCGCCGCGCGAACCACGAGCGGATGGCGGACGGAAGCTCCGACGATCGGTTCGGGATCTGGTCCCCCTGGTACGTCTGGTTCAACCGGGACTTAGACCGAGACGGCTGGCCCGAGTGCTACGTCATGCTCCTCCACACCGGGGAGAAGGCAGTGCTCCGGCTCCAATCGAACCCGTCCCCTTCGGCGACTCGCCCCTACGTTTCCGCACGCTTCATCGAGGTGGAGGGGGAGTTCGACGGCATCGGCATCCCCGAACAGGTCGAGTCCCTCCAAGAAGAAGCGACGACGATTCACAATCAGCGAAGAGATCGCTCGCACCTAGCCAACATCGTCATGTACAAGGGGTCGGCGACCGGGAACCTCCCGAACACAATTCGTCCCGAATCTGGGAAAGTCATCAAGGTTCTCGACCCGAAGGACCTTCAGGAGTTCCACCCGTCATCGAACGTTTCCGAACAAGTCTTCGAGGAAGAATCCGTCACTCGGCTAGCGGAGCTTCGCGTCGGGCTGAACGACCCGGGCCTCGGGAAAGCTACGAGTCCGGTCGGGCGCGCGGCGGCTACGACGATGATGGCGCTCATGCAGGAGGGCACACGCAGGTTCGACTTGAACGTCTCGGACATCCGGACGGCCCTCAACGAGCAGGGTCATCAGATCACGGAGGCTTGGCAAGTCTATGGACTCCCGGAGCCCGACGAATCTGGATCGCCAGAGCAAGTACTGGACGAAGATGATGCAGCCATCGTTCGAGAGCTACTGTCGATGCCCGTCAATCTCCGAGGACTCATTGCCATCCAGATCAACATATCCACCGCGGCGATCAACAAAGAGGTGGAAAAGCAGTCGAACATCCAGCTGTACCAAATCGTACAAGGCTACATGCAACAGGTTCTGCAACTATCAATGGCGGTTGCGAACCCGCAGATTCCTCCCCCGATCAAAGACTTAATCGTCCACGGGGTCGAGGGACTCGACAAGCTCCTGAAGCGAATCTTCCAGGCGCACAACGCTTTCGACCTGGAGACCGTACTCGTCGGAGACATCTTCGGCGAGATGGCGATGCAGGTGCAGCAGCAGCCGATGCTGCCGGGTCCGCAGGGACAGATGCCGGGCCAGCAGCAAGCGGCAGCAGCGGCAGGGCAGCAAGGCGTTAGTCCGCTCATCGAGGCCCTTCACAAGGGCCAGATGCAATGATCGGGAACAAGCGTCTCGATAGCCCGCTCGACTACCGCGAGCTCTGGCTGCAGCTAGCCGCTCGCGTCGAGGAACTGTCCGCCAAGGCAGCAACCGACGCGATGAACGACGACGACGAAGTCAGCATCCGTAAGAAGCAGGGGGCGTATCGATTCGGATACACTATCCTGTCCGAGATGGATCGAATGGTGGAAGAAGCCCGCGCGCAGTTCGGCCCGCTACGACAATCCCGCACGGGTCTAGCTTGACATTGTTGTACAGCGACCGCTAGAAACGCATAGGCATGTATCCAATTCGATACTCGACGGAGGCCACGCGCTAATGGCAGACGGCGACATCGCTCCGGAGCGGACACCCGCCCCGAAGCCGACAGCACCAGACCCCGAAATGACTCGGCTCCGTGCCGAGGCTCAAGAAGCCGCCGCACTTCGCGGGCAGCTGAATCAGGTAGCCGAGATGGTTCAGTCCGGCCGCTTGATCCTGAAGCAGCCCGAAGCCCCGAAGGCCGCAGAGCCGGAAGACGATTCCGCGCTCATCGACCGACGGGAACTGAAGCGGGCGGTGGACGAGATCAAGACGACCGCGGCGAACGTGATCGTCGAGACGGCCACTCACAGTGCCCGCCAGATGCGCGTTCTCGCCAAAGATTCCATGCGGGGCCGCCTGAAGAACTTCGACAAGTACGAGAGCGAGATCGACGCCCTCCTAGAGAAGATTCCTGATCCGCGCGTAGCGGCCTCTCCCGAGACGATTGCCCAGGTGCACAAGATTGTCCGGGCCAATCATATCGAAGACGAGATGGCTGACACGCTCGCCGAGAAGAAAACCGAGTGGGAATCGGAACTCTCGGCCAAGGGCTGGACCAGGGACGAGATTGCCGAAGAGGTCGATGACCGCGCCGAGGCGCTACGGGAAGACGCGGTCGAGGCGGTGGGTGCGGGGCGGGGTGAGCGAGAGGGCTCCCGACAAGCGCGGCCAGTAGCCCGGTCAGCCGGGGTAGCGCCTGCGGGCAACGCCTCGGGAGCCCGTCTTGCCTCGAGCCGTCAACGAGCCGCCGTACCTCCTCTGAGCCGCGACGAGCGCGTCATGGCCGATCAGTTCGGCATCGCGAGCGCCGAGGAATACCGCCGTTACGGAGACCCGAATTACCGCCACGATTCACTAGGCTTCAAGGGAAGGAAGAGGATCTGACGGCAATGGGAATCATGGTGACGAAGGACGAGGCGGACAAGCGACTCGAAGGCATGAAGGCCGAACGGCAGAAGATCGTTTCCTCCGGCCGCTCGGAACGCTCGATCACGGAAGAGCTCGTCGCCCGCGAAACCGAGCTTTCCCGCACTGCGATCCACAATCCGAATCCCAGAAAATCGTACCGGCTCGCCAACAAAGACCAGAAGGGCCGCATCGGAATACTGAAGGGCCTCGGCTACAAGCCGACTGACCCGAAGGACAAGGCGCAGCTCGTCACCGGAGAAGAAGTCGACGGGGCACAGACCCACGGCGACCTCATGCTCATGGAGACCCCAGTCGAGAACTACGAGCGCCGCCGCGGACTCCGCATGAAGCGCCAGGCCGCCATTGCGGAAGAGCACGCCGAGGCGAGCCAAGAGACAATCAACCAGATCGCTCGGGACGGTGGTCTCGTCGGTCCTCATCAAGAAGCCGCTTTCGACGACAGTCGAGACGGCTAGAGAAGGCTAGGAGGCCCTCAAGTGGCAAAGACGGTTAGCAAGGATATCTGCGAATTCGTACAGTCGCAGGCAAATGCCCCCGAGTACGTGGCCGTTGGCCTGGAGGCCGCTTCGCAGACCTTCAAGGACGGCGGTACGGTGGTGAATGCGGTAGCCGGTTACATCACCGACTGCGGCTCGGACACCCCCGGAACCATTCTCGGAGTCCCGGCACAGGACGCCAACAACTCGACCGCGGGAGCCTACTCGACGACCGTGACGCTCGCGAATACCACGAATGTGTTCGCGGCGAACGTGCTCGAAAGCTCGCTTGCGGACCACGTCCTGGTTGCCTCGGATATCTTCTCGACGATGGCAATCCAGCGGGATACCTCGAACAACAGGCTCTTCCTGAACGCCTCGACGAAGGCCGGTACTTCCTGCCGGGTCTTCACCCTCGGGGTCGCTCAGAACACGGACATCGGGGACACGAACGGGCGGCTGCTCTTCGTATTCCTCCCGAACTTCTGTCAGTCGCTCGGTACCTCGTAAGAGGCCGACCCGGAATCGAACCAACAGCGTAGGAGAAAACAATGTCGGCAAGAATGCTCACTTCCAACAACCCGGATCTCTACAAGCCGGGACTACGGAAGGCGTATCTCTCGGAGGTCGATGACATCCCGAAGCAGGGACGTCAGTGGATCAACATCATCTCCGGGCCGAATCCGGGTGGACAGGCAGGGCGGAACTACTTCCAGGACGTCCAGGTAGCATCGTTCGGCCCCTGGCTCCCGAAGCCTCAGGGCGCGCCGATCCAGTACGACCGGATTCAAGAAGTCGGCCTCGTCACCTACCAGCCCTACACCTTCGGCATGGGCGCTCGGGTGACGATGGAAGCGATGGACGACGAGCTTTACGGCGTGATGGAGAAGATCGCGACCGAGCTCGCCGCCGCGGGCGCGTACCAGATGGAGAATCAGTTCTTCCGGGTACTGAATAGCGGAGCGGGCACTCAGGGCGGAACCGGCTTTACCGCAACCGGCTTCGACTCGACGGCCCTTTTCTCGACCGCGCACCCCCTGAAGCGGGGCGGCACCTGCGCCAACCGGGCCACCACCGACATGGACCTTTCCGTGACGGCGCTCGAAGTCGCACAGGAACTCATGCAGACGACCCTGTCCGAGAGCGGCACTCCGACTCCCCGGACTGGCGAGATGCTGGTCGTTCCTCCCGGCCTCTACTACACGGCGAAGGAACTGACGCAGAGCGAACTCAAGCCCTACACCGCGAACAACGAGATCAACCCGGTCCGCGGCGAGCAACAGTTCATCCAGGTCAACTACCTCTCCGACACCGATAGCTGGTTCCTGCTCGCGGCCAAGGAGAAGCACGACCTGAATGCGTGGCTACGCCGGGACATCGACATCGAGTTCGGCGACGACTTCGACACGGGCGACCTGAAGCTGAAGGGCGTCTTCCGTCTCGCAGCGGGTCACGGCGACTGGCGCGGTTCGTTCGGCAGCTACGGAGCATAAGAACATGAAGAAGGCAGGAAGCAAGACGAACGTCGGGACGGCCGGCAAGCGGATTTCGAACGGCATCAAGAGCTGGGACGGCAAGAAGCAGGGGCCGTCGTCCAAGAACAAGGGCTTCGGCTCCAAGTAGAGGGGATTCGATGGCAGACGTTGGAATCGACGCAACCGACTTCGG